ATCGTACACAGTCGGAGTGAACGCCAGAGTACCGTCTTCTGAACGCATCTTGTTAAACGTCAGAGACTGGATCACCGCTTCATCAATGAATGTCTCACCAGTACCGCTATCAATGATAAACGGGAAAGTTTTCTGTCCTAGCTTACCCACCCAAAAGGTATCCACATCAAAGCCTGCATCTACTAGGCCTGTACTTTCATTTGCGCCTATACCCAAGCCACCTTTGATAATCCCTTGTGTAGAGTCATTAGGGTCAATCTGTACCTTCAATGTGTACATAGATTGAATGTCACCTAACGCATCACGGTAAGAAGTCATCTTCTGTTGAACAGACCCTGACCCACCTTCACCGTCGTCTATCTGCACGCCTTTCACAGCTTCCGACAGTGCCTGTAGTTCAAGCCAGACACCGCCACTCGTCGCTTCACAAAGCGCCTTGGAATCTACCGTAGAGTCCGGTGCCCCATTGACCATGCAGAAACCGATACGGGACGTGTTGTTTTCCTCTATGGACGCTGCTACTTGTGCCGAGGTTGTTAGATCCAACGGCGACCATGCCGACCCGTTCCAGGTGTAGCCTTTATCGTTATCATCGCTGTCAAACCACATATCCCCGACATTCTCAGCCGTAGGTGTGGTGGCCTGTCGAAACACGTTAAGCCCTGTCTGAGCGTTTACGTCTACCCAGGTTGAGCCTGACCAACGATACAGTCGATTCTTGTCGTTGGTTTTGATCCACAAATCACCCTCATTTTCGGGAGTGGGTGCCGTGCTTTGGAAAAAAGTTTGAACCCTTTTTCTAATCGAGGCTTCGACAGTTTCTTGCAGCGTAGCCCGGGCCTGACTTGCAGAACTGGCTGTCTCATAGCTCTGCAGCGCCGTTGAGATGGCACCGTCGTAATCTGACTGAATGCCTTGTTTTAACGTTGCTCTGGCAGAAGCTGCGTCCACCGCAGTTTCGTAATCTTCCAACGCCGTCGAGATAGCCTGATCGTATTGAGTCTGGATTGTGGTAGTCAGTGACGCCCTTGCCTGCTCAGCTTCTGACGCCGTTTCGTAGGACGTCAGAGCTGTTGCTATAGCCTGGCCATAGTTCGTTTGAAGCGTTGTCTGCAGCGATGCACGCGCCTCGCTTGCTTCTACAGCCGTTTCATAGTCCTGCAAGGCAGTTGCCCGGTCCTGGCCTACTGAAGCCTCAATAGCCTGACGCAATGCTGCACGGGCACTGACAGCATCGGACTCCGTTTCATAGCTGGTCAGTGCCGTGGCAATCGCTTCATTGTAATTGGTCTGGATCGCACTCTGCATAGCAGCGCGTGCCTGTTCCGAAGTCGTTGCGGTTTCATAGCTTTGAAGGGCCGTGGCTACATGCCCCTCGTAATCCGACTGGATCGCTGTCTGCAACGCTGCTCGGGCAGCGTCTGCATCCACAGACGTTTCGTAGGCCTCTTCAATGGACGCCAGGTTTTCATTAACCGCTGCTTGATACGCCGTAATTTGCTGAGCCAGTGCTGAATCTGCATTAGCACGGACAGTGCTTTCTGATTGAATCAACGCCGCGTTGTCATCGGCCTGGGCAGCCAGTGTATTGATCTGCTGAAGCTGGGCTGAGTCTTCCGTATCCAAGCGAGTTACCTCGCTCTGTAGAAGGGAACCAACGCCATCCAAACCGGTGTCAATCCGAGCAATGTCCACACCCAGGTCATCCAACGCTTCAACGCGATCCAACTTTTCCAGCTCAACCATTTCTTCAACAAGCCCAATGCGGGCTATATCTGTTCGCAAGGCATCGGCCAAAGAGCTTTTATTGATTCTTCCGGAAATTAACTCAATGGTTTGTTCAATCGTTGGTCGAGCAACTGCACTGGCTGGACCGATAAAGTCACCGATCGTACCGTTCACTGAAACAATCTGAATCCAGTAGTAGTACGTGATGTTCTGACTGGGATTGACCTTGTCGTAAAAATACTCGCCAGAAGCTCTACGCAACTTTACCCGCGTGGCTGGATCAGCATTGGTGCTGCGGTACACGTTTGTATACGCCACCGCAAAACTGTTGAGTTCCGGGTAAGTCCAAAACACATCAATACCACCAAACGCCGGTACCGCATTCAATATCGAGTTATTTAAATCAGGATCACCAGGCTGGGGAAAGTTACCCGTACCTGTTCCACAAAAACTAGCCATAAATAAACCCCAAATTCCTAAGAATGGGAAAAATTGTACTGATAAAGTACGCGACTTTTCTTATTTATTAACCCAACCAAAAAACTAACAGGACTCTATTTGTATGAAAGCCGAACTCATTGACCACATGGGAAATGATTTAACCGTCGTCAACGCAGCCAGAGTATCGTTCTCTGCTGTTTCAAATGAACTCAGTGGGAAAGACATTGGCCTGATTAACTTCCTGGCCCGTGGTTGTATGTCTGGTGACTGGAACAACATGCTTGATGCTGTAGAAGCTGGTATGACAGTGACTGAAGCAGAGGACTTGCTGAAGCACGTCAAGAACATGCCCACCCATTGGACACCGTTCTCCCACGCCATGATTACCATGCGGGAAACCGTTCCGATCTTCATTGCACGCCAGCGCTTCAAGCACACGATCGGCTTCACGTACAACGAAGTAAGTCGTCGTTATGTGGATGATGCTCCGGAGTTTCATACTCCCAAAGAGTGGCGTTCTCGTCCTGTTGGAGGCATTAAACAGGGTAGTGATGGCGTGCATCCAGATAATGATTATTTTCGTAGTCAATACGCAAGCTTTTCCGAAGCAGCACACACTCTGTATGCCAGCCTGATTGAAGACGGTGTAGCACCGGAACAAGCCCGTATGGTTCTACCCCAATCTATGCTCACCACTTACTGGGTCACCGGTTCGTTGTATGCTTGGGCCAACGCCTACATTCAAAGAAGCGATCCCCACGCTCAAGTTGAAATACAGCAACTCGCTGCTCAATGGGACACGATCATAAAACCCCTCTTTCCAGAATCATGGAAAGCTTTAACAAAGTAATCCTCACAATAGGTTTTCAAAGTCGGTAGCCTTACTTCCCCCTTGAGATCAAGTAGCACTGATCTCAAGTTACATTCTGCATTAGGAGCTTTAATGTCTACACCCAAAGTAAAAACTCAAATACGCACAAAGAAGACCGCATACACAGTGGATTACCCACAAGCAATAGCCGCCGCAAGGCGTCAGTTCTCCACTTTGTGGAGTGCTGAAGAACTTGGCGTAGAGAAAGACGAAAACGACATCCGAACCATGATTACTGACGGCGAGCGTCACGGCATGATCACCGTACTCAAACTGTTTACCCAGTATGAGTTGGAGATTGGTGCCGAGTTTTGGTCGGGTAAGTTCACTCGCTTGTTCCCGCGTCCTGACATTCAACGTGCGGCCAATGCTTTTGCGTTTACAGAGTTGAACAGTCACGCACCGTTCTACGATCTCATCAACAAAACGCTGAACCTGGCAACCGATGAGTTCTACGACTCGTGGAAAGAAGACCCCGTACTGGCGGACCGTATCAACTTTGTAGAGGAACACTTGGAAACCCAAGACCCTTACAAGTGCCTGGCTGCGTTCAGCTTTATGGAAGGCGCAGTACTGTATTCCAGTTTTGCTTACCTCAAGTCATTCAACGTTGGCGGTCACAATATGATCCCTCACGTTGCAGCCGGCATTGATGCGTCGTGCAAAGAAGAACACAGCCACTTTCAATTCAGTTCATGGACGTATCGCCAGCTCATGCTGGAAGAGACCGACCTTGGCTTGATTGGTGATGACGAAAAGGCTCACATGGAAACCATGTGTCTTGACATAGCCCGCACCGTTTATGAACACGAACGCCTCATTGTTGACAAGATTTTTGAGCAAGGCGGTATCCGTACCATCACCAAAGAAGAAATCATGCACTTCATACGCAACCGCGTTGACGTGGTGTTGCAAGGACTTCACTGCCCCAAACTGTTTAACGACGAAGACGGTGTGGTTACCGAATGGTTTTACGATGCCCTATCCACGTACAAGTACGCCGATTTCTTTGCCAACAATCAGATCCAGTACGTCCGTAACTGGAATAAATCCGATCTAGTATTTCAATCCAACGCACTGGAGATGGTATGAGCGTAACGTACGAACAGTTAAGCGCAGAACGCAAAGCAGGACAGGCCACAGGCACTTTCCCTGACTGGTACACCACACAAGCTTACCAAATGTTCCAAGCCAAGTACGCAGTGCCTGGTGAGAGTGGTTTACGTGACCGTCATCAAACGATCGCAAACACTCTATCCAAGTACATGCCTAACGCAGAAGCCTGGTCCAAGAGCTTTATGGAGATCATGTGGAAGGGCTGGTTCAGTCCTGCGTCACCTGTTCTGGCCAACACAGGTACAGACCGTGGTTTGGTCGTGTCCTGTTCTGGACAATACATCGGTGACTCTGTGGACAGTTTTTACACAAACGTCCACGAAGCCGCCATGTTGTCTAAGATGGGCTTTGGTTGCTCGGGCTACTTTGGAGATGTACGTCCCAGAGGCACTGACATCAGCGTAGGAGGCAAAGCGTCTGGCGTTGTGCCGGTTATACAAGACTTCGCCACCATGGCGTCCAAGGTCTCTCAGGGCAGTCAGCGACGAGGTAGCTTTGCGTCTTACCTTCCCATCGACCATGGCGACTTTCACGAGCTACTGGAACTGATGGAAGCTGAACCAGATGGCCTTAACCTGGGCTGGAATGTCTCAGACGCCTTTGTTGAACGTTTGAAGACCGGTGACAAAGACGCCAACGCCCGTCTGATTGCGGCGCTGTACGCCAAGCTGGTGACCGGCCGCGGTTATTTCTTCAAACCTGACGAAGCCAACCGGCACCGGCCGCAGGTGTACAAAGACCTGGGCCTGGACATCAAAGCCTCTAACCTGTGCAGTGAAATCATGCTGCACTCGTCAGAAGACCTGACGTACACCTGTGTACTGTCTTCGATGAACCTGGCCAAGTGGGACGAATGGAAAGATACGGACGCTGTGTACATCGCTACGGTCTTTCTCGACTGCGTTGTGTCGTACTTCATGGATCAGAGTGAAGGCATCCCAGGCCTTGAGAAAGCCCGCAAGTTTACCGAGAAAGGTCGAGCCATTGGTTTGGGTGTCATGGGCTTCGGTACTTACCTACAGAGCCAGATGATTCCGTTTGAGTCTGTGCAAGCTCACATGCTGAACAACAAGATCTTCAAGAAGCTCCACGATGAGTCTCTGCGGGCCACACAGTTCCTGGCACAGACACTGGGCGAACCAGAGTGGTTGGTAGGGTATGGTCAACGAAACACACACAGGACAGCTCTGGCGCCCACAAAGTCCACAGCGTTGCTGATGGGTGGCGTATCCGAATCGGTCTTCCCAGACCCAGGCATGGTGTTTGAAATGGGGTCGTCTGCCGGTGGCATGAAACGCATCTCCAGTGTGTTTTACAAACTCATGAAAGAACGCGGGCAATACAGCAAGGAAGCCATTAAAGATATAAACCAGAACATCGGATCAGTGCAGCATCTGAGCTGGCTTACGGATGACGAAAAGATGGTGTTCAGAACATCCTTTGAAGTGGATCAGGAAACCATTTTACGCTACGCGAGTATGCGCCAAAAGTGGATATGCCAAGGTCAGAGCCTGAACTTCTTCGTGTCGGAAGACGGAGATGAGAAACGGATTGCACGTCTGCATTCCAAAGCTCTACTCGATCCAAACATTCTGAGCCTCTATTACATCTACTCACGCAGTGGTGTGGTGATTAACGATGAGTGTGTGGCCTGTGCTGCCTAACCCCTGATGAGTAACCCCGTAGCGGATTAGGCGCCAGCCGGTTCCGCGTTCGGGGTTAATTTATACGTTAATACGTATATATTGTATTTACACACGACTTACCCTACGCCCTACGCCCTACGGCTACGCCTCGGGCTCGGTAAGTCGTGCCAAGAAGTTCGCCCGGAACTACTTTGACGACGACCTGCAAACCATGACGGATTGCCTCAAGGACTGCTACAACCTGCACAAGTGGGAAACCATCAAGCTCACCCTTGAACCCATCAACTTCACCGAAGCCATGAGTAAACAGGAATACACGGAAGTGGCCACCATGGGCGCTCAAGCCTGTGCTGGTGGTTCCTGTGAAGTGGGCTTCTAAAAGGGAAACCGTTTTCACCCCACGCCACGAGTACCAAGGAGATGAGCGTAGCGAATCGACGCCGGTGCGGCTGTGGCGATGGGGTGGAAAAAACAATCAATGCAATACGTAGACTACCTACATTGTTTACATACCCTTTTTCTATACACTCCCCCGCCTTTCGCCCCTTGCCGGGTACTGGCGCCACCTCGCTACGCTGCGGTGGCTTGTACCCACGGGGCTCAAGTCGGGACCACACTTTAATTTCACGCACCGTCGGTGCTCTGTGGTTTTAGAAAGATTCACTAAAGTTCACTGAAGGGAATCAGGTAAGCCGGACGGTCCCCGCCAGGGGATCGGTCGGGTTACCCTTCTATATTAGGACGCTTTCAGCAAACTAGCGTAAGAGGCTGTTTTGACAGGTAATATCCCACCAATTGACCAGATGCCTGCATTAAAGGCACAGCTTGGAAAAGCAAGATCTGATCGCGTGCGTTACGCCGGTCAAGCCAACCCCACACCTCCCATTCGGGGAGCCAGTGTGACCAACACCGTGATTGAACCCATGCAGTGCATCACACCTCACAAACCGAGTTGCCGTGTCTCTGATGTTCTGACTGGAGTAGCTCGACTTGATAGCACTCGTATCCCTTTGAGCATCGCTCGATTGTTTACCATGTTCCAATGTGTCCCAGAATTAAATACGAGGGAAATCATGAAAATGACTGGTTTAAATAATCGCCAAGCTCAGCGATACATGCGTGCTGTTAAAATCGCTCTACCCCACCTTGAACAAATATTTGTGCACGATATAAATTGGTTTGATTAAATAATCGACCCACTATCCATAAATAACGTAAAAGGTAACTATGAAATCCTGCAAGACGATTGGATGTCACGCTACATTGGATACCCACACTGAAACGGATTTCTGCAATCGTTGCTTAGGCAGACCCTCTGCCAACGACGAAACGGTTCCCACAAAAACCGTAAACCAAACTTCATCCGGTAGTGATAACGACTATTGGCTCACAAAGATTACACACCCCAAACGACTCGATCCTTACAAGGCCGAGTGTGAAGATCTCATCGAACATTTCCAAATGAGTTTCCAAGAAGGCGAAGCCTTTAAAGCCCTGTGGCGCAACGGACAGATGCGTATAGGTAACGGCAAACCAGGAGATTCACACCTGCGAAATGCTCAGAAAGTCCGACACTTCGGCACTCGCATGGAAGTCCTAGAAAAGCGAGCCCTTGAATGACCCACCCCCAAGAGAAACGGGACTGGCTCAAAATAATCTATTTGTGGTGGTACAAGTATTTTCCCAGGTTCACAACCGGTCTTTACTTGTACACACCGCCTACCCGAAATAACCCTCCAAACTGGCAATTCATATTGCCCGGGGATGATGTGACTTTAAGAAAGGATCAGTACCTGGTTGAAGTCGAATTCTTAAACCTTTTCGGGTTGCATCTTTGTGCCAAGTTCATTTGTAAATATCACCTTTAATATAACGGGATTCCCCGTTATTTATTTACCCACAACACACAGGAACCGTTATGCGTAAGTATCTCAACGGGTCAGACATATCCCTGTCGATGGCCGTATTCCTGGCTTACGACGGTTACGATTACGAAGACAACACCGTCTCAGCTACTGCACTACTCAAACCTATTCGCCAGTTGATTCTGGCATCGCGCGTTCCACCCAGCCAAGCTCTGGTCGACGTAAGCGGACTGGTCAAATCCCGCATGGGCTCGGCCATTCACGACGCCATCGAGAAAGTCTGGCTCAACCATAAAGACGCCGCTATGGCCGCGTTGGGTTTTCCGGAGCGTGTCATCAAACGTATTCGGGTCAATCCCGATCCAGACACCGTGGCCGAAGACGAGATTCCGGTGTACCTGGAGCAGCGGTCATACCGCACGATCATGGGCTACAAGATCTCTGGCAAGTTTGACTTTGTCGGTGATGGCTTCGTCGAAGACTTCAAGTTTACCGGCACCTTCACCTACATCAACGGCACCAAAGATAAAGACAACCAGCTTCAGGGGTCTATCTATCGTTGGCTCAATCCCAAGATCGTCACCCAGGACGAGATCAAAGTGAACATGACGTTCTGGGACTTTCAGCCTGCCCGGGCCATGACCGATCCCAAGTACCCACCACAGCAGTCACTGACCAAGCGAATTCCTCTGCTGTCATTGGACGAAACTGAAGCGTTCATCCGGAACAAGCTGACGCTCATTCAAAAGTATGAGAATGCGCCGCAAGAAGAATTGCCGCTGTGTACTGACGATGAGCTCTGGCGAAAGGCTCCGCATTGGAAGTATTACAAAAACCCCGAAAAAATGAGCCGCTCTACCAAAAACTTCGATTCACGCCAGGAAGCCTACACCCGTCTTGCGACAGACGGTGGAAAGGGCACGGTAGTTGAACACCCTGGTGAAGTCATGGCTTGCAAATACTGTCCCGCGTTCCCGATCTGCACTCAAAAAGACGATTTGATTGCAGCCGGTTCACTAAAAATTTAAGGAGCATGTATGTCGAAACTCGACTATGCGAATTTTAAACACCACCCCATGGCCGAACAAATTGTTCAGGTCATGAAAGACCGGTCCCAATCTGACCAGTCGCTGTTTTTCAGATTGATGGTTGCCAACTACTTCGCCATGGCCGCAGCGTCTATGCGAACCATGATCACTATGCCTGAAGGCAACAAAGTTCCAGTCAACATGTACAGCCTCAATCTGGCTCCCTCTAACTTTGGCAAGACTCGTGCTGCACGGATCATGACCAAAGAGGTGCTGGACCAGTTTGAAACCGTGTTTACTGAGCAAACGTTTCCACTACTGGCAGAGCGCAGTATTCCAGCCATGGCTCTCAAACGAGCCCGTCGCCGTGCATCGGATCCAGATACTGAACTGCAAAACGTTCAGCGTGAGTTCGAACGCACCGGTGAGTTGCTCTTCTGTTTTGACTCCGGCACGGCCCCAGGCGCCAAACAGCTACGGCACAAACTGCTAATGGCTAACGCTGGCGCCATGAACCTGGTCGTCGACGAGGTTGGCCTTCACATGGGCAAAAACAACGAGCTGCTTGAAACGTTCATGGAGCTGTATGACGGCGAAGTGGGTAACACCTTGAACAAGAACACCCAAGACAACCCACGAAACCAGAACATCAAAGGCACCACGCCTTCCAACATGCTGCTGTTTGGTACGTCTAACAAACTGCTCGACGGCGGCAAGATGGAAGAAGATCTTATGTCTTTGCTGGCCAGCGGCTACGCACGTCGTTGCTTCTTTGCGTTCGTCAATGTCATGAACAAAGCCAACAGCATCACACCAGAAGAAGCTTTGGAGATGGCCAGGCGGTCAAACCAGAGCACTCTGCTGAGTGACTTGTCCGATCGTATGCTGAATCTGGCTGACCAGATTAACAACGGCCGCACGCTTATGATCCCGGACGACACAGCGTTGCTGATGTACGCCTACAAGCTGGATTGCGAAGAACGTGCTAACGAGCTCAAGACCGCCGAAGACATTCGACGTACTGAGATGCAAAGCCGTTTCTTCAAAACCATCAAGCTTGCAGGTGTGTACGCCTTTGTTGATGAAGCTACTGAAATCACTGAGGATCATCTGAAGGCTGCTATCAAAGTCGCTGAAGAGTCTGGTGAGGCGTTCCGTGGATTGCTCAAACGTGACAAGCCCCACGTCAAACTGGCCAAGCACATTGCCGATCTCGGTGAAGACGTGACCCACGCTGACCTGACCGAAGAGTTGACGTTCTACCCTAAAGCGGCCAACACCCGCACCGATATGCTGAACCTGGCAATCTCCTGGGGCTACAAGAACAACATCATCATCAAACGGGCATTTAGTGACGGTATCGAGTTTCTGCGGGGTGAGTCCCTTAAAGAAACCGATCTGGAAAACATGCCAGTGTCTGTCTCCGATCAGCTTGCTCATGGCTATGAGAATCACAACGCGCCCTGGGACAAGATGCATAAAATGACTCAGGCCGATGGCCTGCACTGGATCAATCATCACCTCACCAACGGTCACCGCCAGGAAGACAACGTCATTCCCGGCTTCAACATGATCGTACTGGACGTGGAAAACAGCGTGCCGATGCCCGTAGCTCAAAAGCTACTTCAGGATTATCAGGCCCTGTTTTACACCACCAAGCGTCACACCGCCTCCGAGCACCGTTACCGCATCCTGTTGCCGATCAACTACGAGCTCAAACTCGACAAAGACGACTACAAGGAATTCATGCGGAACCTGTTCGAGTGGTTGCCTTTTGAGGTTGACGAGCAGACCAACCAGCGTGCCAAAAAGTGGCTCAGCCACGAAGCTCACTATGAGTATCAAGATGGTGACCTGCTGGACATACTGCCATTCATTCCGAAAACCAAAAAGAACGAGCAGCGTCGAGAAGCCGCCAAGTCCCAGCAATCGCTGGATAACCTGGAACGCTGGTTTGTAAACAACACCGGTGACGGTAACCGCAATAACCAGATCATGCGTTACGCCATGATTCTGGTAGATGCCGGTAAATCCTATGACGAAGTTCGACTCAAAGTGATGGAGCTTAACGACAAGCTGCCTGACAACCTCGATGAGAACGAAATCATGGGCACCATCATGGTCACTGTTGGCCGAGAGATGAGTAAGCGCCAAGCCGCATAACCAAGTACAGGGAGCGTTGCCGCTCTCTGTGAATCCTTTAATTTCACTGGAAGGTTCTATGACCACACAAGTAAACGATCACCTGGTCCTGCTCAACGGTCCATCAGCCGCGGGTAAATCTGCATCTTTGATGGGCATTGAGAAGCCAGAAGGCGTTTGGTACTTCAACACCGAGTCCGGTAAGAAGCTACCATTCCGCGCCAAATTCCGAGAGTTTGTCATCACCGATCCGCTGCAAGTCTATGAAGGCTTTGACGCAGCAGAAGAGGATCCAAACTGTCACACCATCGTGATCGACTCTCTCACTTACCTGCTGGATATGTACGAGTCTATGTACGTACTCAACTCCAGTAACACCATGAAGGCTTGGGGCGACTTTGCTCAGTATTTCAAAAAGCTCATGCAGCATTACGTTGCCCGTTCAACCAAGAACGTGGTCTTCATTGCCCACACACTGGACACGTTAAACGAAGCCGAACAAATTCGTGAAACCAAAGTGCCCGTGAAAGGTTCATTGAAGAACAACGGCATCGAGTCGTACTTCACCTGCGTGATCGGCGCCAAGAAGCGCAAGCTCAAAGATCTCGAGAAGTATGGATCGGATCTGCTCAACATCACCGATGAAGAAGAAGCACTCGGCTTCAAATACGTGTTCCAAACCAAGCTCACGAAGGAAACCGTCAACGAACGGCTTCGTGGACCGCTAGGCCTGTGGGACACCAAAGAAACCTTCATCGACAACAACATGCAGACGGTGTTTAACCGCCTGAAAGAATACTACGCCTGAACCCAGGCGTAGCCTCAAACCAACAAACCCTCATTACAACTGAACCAATAAGGAACTCTATCATGGGTCTACTTAACAACCTCGTATCAGCACAAGACAAGTCCATCAACAACGAAAAAGACACCGTTGGCGCAAGCTACGGTCCTCTGGAATCCGGTCTGTACCCGGTCACCATCGACATTGCGTATGTCGAGAAGAAGAAAAGCGGTGCTTTGTTCCTCAACGTGGTCCTGAAAACCGATAACGGTCAGGAACACAAAGAAGGCTTGTGTGTCACATCCGGCGATGCCAAAGGCAACAAGTCGTACTACGAAAAAAACGGCGAGCGTTTCTTCCTGCCAGGCTTCAACCACGCCAACGCACTGGGCCTTCTGGCTGTCGGCAAAGAGTTGCAGGAGATGGACACTGAAACCAAGACCATCAAGCTGTACAACTACGAAGCTCAGAAAGAGCTGAACACCGACGTGGAAATGGTCACCGATCTGGTAGGCGAGCGTGTCATTGTTGGCCTGCAAAAGCAGATCGTCGACAAGAACCAGCAAGCTGACGACGGCTCTTACCAGCCCACCGGTGAGACTCGTGAAACCAACGAGATCGACAAAGTGTTCCGTGAAAAGGACCACATGACCGTTGCTGAGATTCTGGCTCAGGAAGACGAAGCGGCGTTCTACGCAACGTGGGACAAGAAGAACACCGGCATTACTCGCAACAAAGCCAAAGGCGCTGTTAACGATGCCAACGGCGGTGTTGCAGCAGCAACGTCTGGTGCACCTGCAGCCCAAGGCGGCGGTGGTGCTGCTCAGCGCGGTTCACTGTTTAAGTAAACCGTTCGTCACACCCGGGGCTTCGGTCCCGGTCATCCATTGATCTAAAGGACAGTACATGCCAAACGATCAAGCGATTGAAAACCAGATCAAAGCCAAAGGCTTGAATGCCCCACGCATCAGTCTGGCTCACGTACAGTCTATGATGCTTCGAATTGGTTACCGGCTGTGGGCGGAGATGAACCATGGTTGATCGCATTAAGCATTATCAGTGCATCAAGCAGGTTCACGCTGAGCCCATGACCTACGGCCATTTCAAATCGTCCATTCGCAATGTGCGGGACGTGAAAGGCATGGACCCAACTGCTCCGGGCTACCATGTGATCTACAGCAAAGGCACAGCCGATGAGTACCATTCGTGGTCACCCAAAGCTGTCTTTGAAGAAGGTTACATCGAGATCCCTGAAGGCAAGTCCGCCAAAGTCCGGTCTGGTATGCGCCAGGCTAAGGGCATGCTGTCGTGAGCCAAGGCATTCCCGTACTGGGTATGGACCCATCGTTGAATAACTGGGGCCTGGCCTACGGGCTTTACCGTCCGGACACCGGAGAACTCACTGTGAAAACGGTGCAGGTCATCCAACCACAATACGCAACCGGTAAACAGGTGCGGCAGAACTCCAAAGATCTGGAACGCGCCGAAGCCTTGTTTGCGGGAGCCATGGATGCCTGTAAAGGCGCCAAAGCTGTGTTTGTGGAAGTCCCGGTCGGTAGCCAGTCTGCCCGAGCTATGGCGTCTTACGGCGTCTGTGCGGGTGTGTTGGGATCGCTTCGTGCAGCCGGAGTGCCTTTCTTTGAGATCACACCCACTGAAGTAAAGCTGGCTACGGTTGGCAATAAAACCGCCAGTAAAGCTCAGATCATTGATCGAGCTATCCGGTACCACCCTGACGCCAACTGGCCCATGCAAACCAAAAACGGTGTGGTGTCTCCCATTGCCAGCAAGGCAGAGCACATGGCCGACGCCATCGGTGCAATCGAAGCCGGTGTTGATCTGCCGCAATTTAAACAAGCCATTCAATTTTTAACCAGGGCATACGCCCTGAACGCTGATAAGGAAACCCAATGAAAGTACAGATCCAACTGGAACAGGCCGACATTGAACAGGCCATCCGTGACTACGTTGCTGCCAACGGCATCTCCAGTCCGGTCAACGAAGTAAAGTTCAACGTCACCCGCAAAGGCGGCACAGGCATTGAAGCTGATGTTCAACTGGGCGATGCAGACGCTGCACAAACCGTTGAGCAAGCAGCACCGGCCAAGGTTGCTGATAGCACTAAGCCGTCCAAGCCAGCGCCCAAAAAGGCTGAGAAGCCTGCACCGACTCCTGAGCCAATCAAGGAAGAGGATGACAAGGTACCGTTCGATGCCGACGCCGAAGAGAAAACACCCTCTAAGGATACCGAGTCTGCAAACGATTCGACGGAAGCCGAGCCAACCAAAGAGAGCCGCAAGCTCTTCGGCTAATAGGAGGTTCCTATGGACCTTCTAAAGACGATAGGCAGAGGCATACTAGCCGGAATCATCACCTGTGCTCTCATAGGGTTGGGACTGGCCGTGGCTCTGTTTTCGTCGATTCTCTCAGTCCTGTTTACGATTGCGCTGATCTTCACCTGTGTCTGGTTCGTCCTGAGATGGATGGCAGATCGGTAGCGGTCACAACACACTGAGTGATTGACCATGAAAAGCCCCCAGATTTTGGGGGCTTTTTTGGTGAATAGAAACAAGCCCCGGTGTTACGAGGCTTCTTTGTGTTTACCAGAGTTTCAACAGCATGTGGATCGGGAATATGGATTCCAGACCCTCACCGTAGTTCAGCACACCCGACTCCATTGGGTTGTTGATATCCGGTCCTGCTTCCACAAACGTGGGCAGGCCACCGAAATACTGATCCAACAGCACCATACTGATACCCCGGCCACCGCGTTCACGGAACAACCGCCACAGCACTTTTTGTGCGCGTAGGTAGTATTTGGTGAAGAACACCAGGCCGGTATCGTTCAGATACTGCATGGCCTTGTGCGTGGGTACGTCGTAGTTAATGAACGTATCCGAGATCACCTGCAATGCCGTTTCATGATCCATCGGTGCATCCTGGCGATTAACCAGTTCCTGGTACAGCGTGTATCGCGCCACAAAGTCACTCATCTGAGTGGCCCGGGACAACGTTTTGTACACCGCTGTGTCGTGAGTCATAAACAGGTTTTTGGTGACCGTCTTCACCCCTTTCGGAACATTCTCCGTGCGGGCGTCCAACCGCTTACGCAGCCGGCTGGTGAAGCTGTAATCACTGTCCGTTGTGTCCACGTCTTCCAGAATCGTCTGGAACATGCCTTCATCAATCAGCATTTTAACCGGGTTGCGGTCCATGCTGTCCTGCAGTTCGGCCATGGTTTGCTTCTGCTCTGACGTGGCCAGTCCAACACGATCCAGGCGAGCCAGTGTCTGCAGCTCGTCCTGATCCTTGGAATACTTCAACAATCCCTGCACGGCTTCTTTGTGACGTTGACTGATGTTCTCCAGGCTAACGCCCTGCCACACCAGAATGCTGACGTTGGAGCCGATGTTATTGATCAGCGTGAACACGTTCTTGATTACCCAGGCATCTTTGATCTGCCGAATAATGTCCTGCCACGCATCTTCAAACTGACGAACCCGCATCTTTGCCTGGGCCCGGGTTGTATCAACACCAATCTGCGGCAACCAGTCCATCAGGCCTTCCATAACCCCAACAAACGCACTTTCAAACCCATTACGATAATCGCTATGTTTATCCCAGATAGACGACAGGCTGTATTTCCGATACCCGAAAATCATGTTGTACACGTCGCGGCGAACATACAGTTTGCGTCGACCGTCTGCCCCGCGTAGCTGACGCTTCACGTCTTCTGGCAGCAACCGGTAATCTTCCTGAACCACTGGGTCCGGAGACACGGCACTGACTTCTATGAAGCGTTCTGGATGATCCGTCATTTCATCCATCTCCATCTGATGCAACGCGTCTAGTACCCGCTGGTTTTGCAGCGGTGACATTTGCTTATCAAACGTGTTGCTCAGTGTGGCGCCCAACACTTCTTCCGCGCGGTTGTCTCGGTCCAGTACCGTATCCTTGGTGGATTCTTCCATCAGGTACCGGTAGTCCGTGATGTTACCCTGCGGATCGTAGATCGGTGCCGTAAAGCCTTCACGAACATTGGCAGGCTCAAAGTTCTTGCCTTTGGCGCTGGCACTTTGAATGTAGTGTTGCCCTGTCCGATTCATCCGTGCCTTTTCCCGGTTACGCCGGGACAGGCTCGAGACTTCACCCAGTGACGATGTGCCTTTGCTCCGCTTGCCGGTCATTGAAAAAGACCCAGTCACTCGGCTCTGCATACCGCCATAGGGCATCATCATCATCACCTGATCTTCCCGATCTGTGCGTTCCATGGGATCGCGTGGCAGCTTGTCCGACACCAATACCCAACCTTTGGCCTGATAGCGTTCCATCTCTGACCGGGCCACCACGGTCACGTCCCGGTGTGGGTTGTAAAGCTCGCGGGTGTAGCCTTTGGCCATGAACGTTTTATCGCCGCCAAACACGGTGCTCAGTGCATCCTCTTTTGACGCCTTATGGGTCAGTAAGGTGTACAGCATCCCGCTTTTTTCGTTACGCAGATTCTCCCGACGAAACACTTCGGAAGTTCTGGTCCTGTCACTCTCACCGGTGTACGACAGAGCGTACAGCGACACCAGCGGATCCAGGACTTTCTCAGCCGCGTTGGCCTCGGCCTCCGTAACAGACGCATTATCCACCCCGTACAGACGGGACAGCGTGTAAGCGTTCTTGTTCAGGTGCGCCACTTTCACCTTGCCGGTGGTCATGTGGTAACCCAACGCTTTGGCATACGCCAGGTAGTAGTCGGTGTGGTAGCCCAGATCCTGAAGCTGGGTTTCCCAGTCTTCAATGGCTTGCTGTAGCCGCTGTGGGTCACGCACCATCGCTTCCAGGTCTTCCTGGCTGTAATGCTCAGCCAGTGATGACAGATCCGTTCTCAGGATCACCCGGGTAATGGACTCACTCTCTTCGTCCGTCAACGCATCAAAACTTCTGCGAATGTCCCGTGACGTTCCATCTTTGATGTGTTTGCGGTCCCGTTCGTTTTTGCCGGCCATTCGCAACAGTTTAAAAAACGCCTGCGTTTTGTCAGTCGCACCCAGCACTTCAGTAACCATTGACTGAAGCAGGTTCTGGCGCTCGGACTGCGTATTGGTCCGGTAGTTGGCAAGGCTGTTAACCAGCTCTTCCACCCGTTTCTTCGCATCTTCACTGCGAACGCCAGTCAGTTTCTCAGCCACCGCGTCCTGTCCGATCGCACTCAGATCGTCAAACCAGTCAAAAGCACTGATACGTTCTTTTGAGAGCTCCGCTTTACGCTTGGCCTGAATGTCGGCCAGTCTCTGGCTCAGCTTCAGAATTCGGGCGTTGTCCGCCTGCTGTGCGTTGGTGTTGTTCATCCGGTCGCCCAAGCGACTGGTCACAGAATCAAACCAAGAATTGAATGTCTCACCTTCTGCCGTGGACTTTTCCAGTGCCGCGTTCACCTTTGGGTGTACCAATGCCAGAGCCGCAAAGCGACTCAAATGACGGGTCCGGTTTTCACCCGGCTCCTGGGTAATGTCAAACAGGAAGTCGTACTGTGCCTGGGCTTGATCCGGGTCATTCGACAGATCGCTTGGATCAATCGAACGCTTTGCCCGTGAGAACGTGCGAACCAGTGCCTTATAGGCCGTAGTGTCTGTGGCCAGTGCCGCTTCGATAGAGACTTCGGCCTGCTCCAGTACAAACAGTTCCTGATCCGTTAGGTAGAATACCCCGCCTGCCTCTGTGGCAAACGGCATCTCACCGGACACAATCGCGTCAGTGTAAACCTCGGCCGGTGTTGCCAGACCGTCGTTCGCCACCCATGCGCCATAGGGGCCATGTACCGTAGATACGATGGTTCGCAACACTTCCCTCAGTTGTGCGTCATTGGCCGTGCCTCGATCGCTGGCCAGTGCGTCATACACCTGTTCGCTGGTCCACTGTGCCGCGGTATTACCGACACTGTCTTGCTGTTTGGCGGTGGCCTCGGTTGTGCGGGTACGTGCCTGCTTGGCTTCGTGCATCAAACCAGCACCGTTCACAATGACCGCCTCCAGACCAGTGTCCTTGATCTTGCCAGCGTCTTGACCAAACAGCATGCCCTTGATCGCATCCACAAACGCCATCAGTCCCTTGACCAGGCTTTTCTTGTTCCGTGTCTTGTACCGGACTTTTGACAACAGTTCCTGGAACTCGGGATTCGACAGACCCCAAGCCAGTAACTCGTGCTCGTTATCCAGTGCGTTGGTCTGCTCCCACCGGGCTTTCAGCTCGGCGTTCTCTGGCTTGTCCAGATAGACCTGAGTAGCCCGACGCAAAGACTCCAACTCTTTGGTGAACTTCTGGGCCTTGCGGCTCCCGTTCCCGTTCTGAGCATCGTCAACAACGTGATACAGCACACTGTGCAGCACCTCGTGAGTCACCATTTCCGGGGTCAGCCCTGACTCAACAAAGTCCGGGCTCTTCAGGTAAATCTTCTCCACACCGTTGCGGAAGTTCCAGAACCCCTGAGCTTCGCTCACGTCTTCGTCGGGCATACCGTCAGTGGGTGTGTCTTTGGTGACGTACTGAATTTCAATGTCCGGATCCACCAGTTTCTGCAATGCTTGTGTCAGCTTGGTTCGTGGCAGTTGTGCCACCAGATCCCGTACCTTCATGTTCGGGTTGTTTGCCAGCAGACTTACCAATGCACTGTCACTGGTGTGTACCGGCGTACCGACGGTTCCCCACGCAGGTTCTGTTCCAGCAGACTCATCAATGTCAGGTTCAGCGGCTTCAGCCAGGGACTGTTCACGCAACGCCTGATCGCCCAGCACTCGCTGGGATACCGTGGTCTTTGCACGCTCAGCAATGCGCGTATAGTCGGCATCAGTCAGTGTGTATTCACCGCCTTCCACGCCGTACTGATTCACAGTCTGCAGTGCTGCCAAAAGTGCCAGCTTATTCGCCTCGGCCTGATCGGCTGCCCGCAGAGCACTCATCAGATCCCCTTTTACATTCTCAATAGAACCGTTCAGCGCGTCTTTATAGGCTTTGCGGAACTCTGGATCCTGCTCCATTTCAAACAAGCGCCCTTCAAAGTCACGCAGCACACGGTAGCCCGTCTGCATGAAGGCTTCCGGTAGCGAGTAATTGACCAGGGCTTTCAGAGTCTCCTGGTTCATTCGCTCAGCAACGGTCTGCATTTCAGGAGCGGCCACAATCGCAGCATCGTGTACGTTCAGCGCCTGGAAGTTCGTGTACGTCCTTGACGCAATCGCACTGTCCAGAGCGTGCGCCGACATAATGAACGAACGGACGCCCGGGTCGCTGTATTCATGGGCTCTGCCGAAGCCGTTCAAAGCCGTGCGCTGACCCGAGTTATTCACCCGCTCGCGGTTTTTCTTGTCGGTCCAGCTTACGTCTGTGTCGCCGGTCACCGGTATCGGCTGAGCGAACGTGCTCCCTACTTCAAACGCTGGATTGTCTTTTTGCACTTGCGACTCTATATCCGCCATGTGCAAACCAGCGCCCAATTCACTGCTGCGCTTAGACATAGCGGTGTGCATCACCGGCGTTGCCGCGCGGATACGTGCGTTCAACTCTTCTTCCTGGCGAGCCGTCAACGTCTGCAGCGGCTCACCCTGTTTGTTGGTTTTGATGTTCAGTTCTTTCAGGAACTTGCGTTTCTCAAAATTCCGAACCAGTTGGAACATGGAATAGCTGTGGCTGGCCACCCTATTCATCTGGTCGCGGAACTCAATGAAATCACCAAACTGTTCTTTCAACGCGGTCTTAACGTGCTTGCCCAGGGTAATTTCAAACTGAGCCACGGCATGGTTGCGCTGCTCAGAAGTCAAGGTCAGTCGCTGTGCCTGAACCAGTGACGTAGGAATAGGCGCCTTCGCGTTCTTGGGCAGCAATGGATTCAATGTCTTGACCAGACGCTGTGCGTCCTCAAGGCGATCGCTGTCAGGCTTGCCACTGTTAAGCGCGCCTTCAAGCTGCTCAAAAAACAGATCGACCATCTCCTGGCCCATGCTGTTAATGGCTTTGCCAATACCAGACCCGAACGCCATTGCAGTCAGCGGTGTCTTGACCCGCTTACGGCCGTCACCAGATACCGGACGTGGGCCATCAACCTCTTCATCGCGCTTTTGTGGCTCATTTGTAAACGAGCCCATCAGAGCAAACACGCTGGCGTACTTGGTCTTGCCTTCTGCCATAGCACGCTGATACGCCTTTCGGGCCAACTCATCCACCCGGACAGCCAGACTTTGATACAAGTCATTGTTGGCGTCGTCTTCTTGCCAGGCGCCGGCACTCTGATGCTTGGCACCTTTACCAAAGAAGCCCATCTTCTCGACCAGAGTCAGGCCTGAGTCCACCGACTTCCAGGCACCGGACAAGATCGTTGCCAGGGCTGGGCCGTTGGTAATGCCGTCACCTTCACGAACCAGAGTTGAGGTGAATTCACCGGCGCCGGTCTTTTTGGCAGTCTGCCACCGTGACAAGTTCACCAGCGCATCGAACGTATGGAACTGCTCCTTACGTCCAACAAAGTCAGCCAGTGCCGAGACTTCTTCCGGCGTGACTGTCTGGCCTGTGGTCAGTCTGGTGACGGTGTCAATGTGCGGCTGAGCCTGCTTCACTTCCTTGTCAAAGTGCTTCAAAGAACGCTCGTTGGTCTGTTTATCCACCGGCGCACCCAGGCCTTCCAGAACCGCCAACTTGAACTGGCGGAAGTTGTGCTGGGCTTTCTTGCTGATGCCTTTGCCTGCCCCTTTAACCGGTACGGTGTAAGACCATTCCGGCATTTGCAGCATAAACCGGTGCACTTTGCTGGTCAGCGGATTCACCGTGTTCGACAACATGCCGACTCGCTGGTTAACCCAGACAGACAGCGGAAAGTAGAACGGCTTGTTGGGCTCATCCACAAACTCTTCGCGGTTGTAGAAATCCAGTAAGTGATCCACTTCCCGGTACAACGCGTCGTTCTTACCGTCCACAGACGCCTTGTTGGTTGCCTGCACAATGTAATTGGTCAGGTCTTTTGCCCCGGCCATACGCGCCAGCAACTCCCGGCTCTGACCCGGCAGCATCAACTCCAGTTGCTCAACCAGTGCTTTCATATCCTGGCGAATCGTCCACTGTTTGGTGGCCATCTCGTTTTCCAGGATCTTCTTCTGCTCAGACGGAATGTTTTCATCCCGGCCCTTGGTGGTCTTTTGCGTCATCTTTGGTGGCTCAAACACCGGCCCCGTGGTTTCGTTTTCCACGGCAAACAGTTTGTTGCCAATCGACTTGCTGCCTTTACTGGCGTCGTACAGTTCAGCGGCACTGTCGACCGGTGTGCCGTCTTCATTACGAGCCAGTCGTGTGAACCAATGGATGGGTTTGGACGTGCGGTTTTCCGCTTTGGTGGCGTTCTCTTCTTTGAAGAACTCACTGCGAACACCTTCCCGGATCAGGATTTCCTGACGGTACAGTGCCTGCAAAGCCGCGTGACCCAGTGCCAATTCCAGTTGAGCAACCGCGTTGTTCGGTGCGTCTTTGGAGGATTTCAATCCCAACGCCTCAATGGCTTTACGACCCAGATCGTGAACAATCACCGATTCGTAGCTGCCTTTGTCATACAACGCGTCGTATTCAGGACCGGTTACCTGCTCGGCCGACGACCTGTCCACCATGCTGGCGATCTGCTTGCGCGTGTTGTACTGATTTCCCGCGGCCAGATCCTGAACAAACTGGCTTGCCGCTACCGAAATTGCAGTCTGTACGTTCTCCGGCAAGTTGCCCTCGGCATCGGCAAAGAATTGCAGGAAGTCGTACCGACGACTGGTGTCTGTTGTCCGTTTCTTGAAACCGTCCGCCACTTTGGCATTGGTCGCTTCAATGAAGCGTGTCAGAGCTTTCAGGTAACGAACCTGTTGCGAGTCTTCCGCCTGATCCAGGTCTTTTACAAACGGCTCCAGGCCGGTCCCGTTGTTGGCCACAGCAGGCTGTAAGATTTCACTCAGGAAGTTTTCCCGCGTGGTCAACGGATGCTTGGATCGGCCATCGTCGATGAGTTTACGGACAATGAAGTACGCTTCTATCAGGTTGGTCGAATCCAGCAAGTCCGGAGCCAGTTGCCCTTTCACCGGGGTAAATGTCAAACCATAGGCGGTGGCACTCTCATTGCCTGCATCGTTTTCACTGCGTCCTGGTGCAGTCTCTGATTCAGGCTGTCCAGAGTCTCGCCCATCTCCAACAGGCTCTGCCACGTCTCTGGTGGTATCGGTAGGTGTTTGATCTCCGTCTGCCCCAACTTCAGCATCTTCGGTGGGTTTAGCGTCAGTTCTTGATTCATCTGCTGCTGGCGCCTCTGGTTCTGCTTGCGCTGTAGTTTCCGATTGTTCAGTTTCTTCTGGGCGTTGGTCAGCTTGCGTCTGGGCATCGGTGGTTCCCTGTGTAGTTGCAGTGTCTGGACGTTGGGCCACTTCAATAGCAGCACTCAATTCTTTACCGGTCGCAATGATTGCCTGAGCTTCCTGGGCAATGCGTTGAGCCAGCTTCTTGGAACCCGGCGCCTGTGAGAACTGCAGGCCGCCATTGGCACGCAGCAACGCATCGTCTGCCTTACCACGGCCTGGACGCTTCACCCACCCATCGGCGCTGCTCGGATCGGACCACAGGGCCATCTGCTGACCCGGGCGTGATTCAGCCTGAGCTTCTTTTGCCAGTCGGGCCTTGGCTTTGTGACGTTTGGCAAAGGAACGTAGCTCGTTCAGGTACTCATTGGCTGAGTCGGTATCGCCGGCTTCCAGAGCCGCGTTTACCAGAGAACGGTATTCTGGCAGTGAACGGAACCCGTCTTTGCCTTTCTCACTGAGTAGGTCATTGGTAGTGCCGTCTGTGCCTGTGAGCTTGCCTCTGGCTTTAGCAGCTTTGGACAAGGTCTTGAGATAGGTCTGTTCCTGGGAATCCAGCAAAGAGCCTGTGGACTCGTTCAGCGCGGTTACTGATTCATCCGGCAAGCTGCTGGTGTCTTTCATCAACAGAGTGACCGCACGTTTACCCGCACTTTTGCGAACGTCAGAGCCCTGATTGGCGTCTGTGGCCGTTTGCAGAAGTTTATCCACATCAACGTCCGTTTCTTCCTGAGACTTCAGAACACTGCGACGTTTGCGGATTACATCAAGAGCGCCCTGAAGCTCGGCACTCTTTTCCCGAACCCTGGCTTTCATATCCGGCGCGTTATCAAACGCACCCCGGACCTTGGCTTTCAATGCAGCCTGCTCTTCTTTCAAACGCTGGAGCCCGTCCTGGTCACCGGTCTGTCTTGCAGCCTTTGCCAATGACTTCAAGCGTTTCATCTGGCTTTTGACCGCTTCTTTGCCACGGGCCGTTGCCCCGGCAAACTGCGCTTCAGTCGCATCCAGTTGCTTGTTCAGCTTGGTTTCCAGTCGAGCCAGTGATTTCTTGCTCGCCTTACGGATCTTCTTGGGTAACTTCTTGTTGACCGCTGTTTTGTGCAGAGCAAAAGCAACCCGTTCGATCGGGAACGATTCGGTGTCTTCCAGAGTCTCGTAATCACCGTCAATGATTGCCTCGGCAATCTTGGTATCAACCTGGCGTGCTTCTTCGTTACGCACTTCCTGACGTTCACTGGCTGCTTTAAGTTGCTCGCCTGGCTCTTTAATAGCGGCGCTACCCAGACCCAGAGAACCACCAAAACCAGCACCCAGTACCGCATCGGTAAAGGTATGGGCCGTCAGACTTTGATCATCACCAATGGCTGCGTTAGAAGCCGCTCGAGCAGCAACGCCTTCTGCGACTTCCTGTGTGCCTTCTTCTGCGGCGGATACTGCCGTTGTTCCGGCAATCCGACCTGCGGCCGTCTTGCCTATTTTCTTTCTCAAGGGTCCCAGAATTTTTGCCGTAGCGGCACCACCGATTGCACCAATCGGCGCAGAACCCATAAAGGCTGCTTGACCCGACTCATCGCTGACAGCGTCCCGGGCCTCGGCCTCACTCATATCCTTCTTGTCTTGCAGCTCCATGAACATATCCAGAGCCTGGAGCTCTTCATCGGACATATTCTGAATACGTTCTTCCGCATCCCGTGCCTGACTACCACCGGCTTGAAGACCACCAATAGTGGCCATGGCTGTGGCTACTGCTTTTGGACTGCGCATCATAAACGCAGCCGCCTGTGGTGCGAACGAACCAGCAAGACTGGCCGCCTGACCCAGGTAACCTTCTACCGATGGATCATCGCCAAAGCTCCAGCTTAAAGGGTCTGTCAGATCACCGGTCGGCGTGCTTCCTTGCACGGCCTTTTTAAACTCCGGATCCTGCATTTGGTTAATTTGATCGCCGCCTTCATACATCCAATCTTCAAGACTTTGAAGCCATTCACTGGGGTCAGTAATACCCGCACTGTTCAATGCTTCATTGGCCGATTGGATCTCGTCATCAAGACCCAGTTTGCCCAGGCCTTTTTCGACAAGTTGCCCTCCAATGTTGACGATGTCTCCAATACCGCCCATGACAGCGCCGGTACTGTTCACCCCTACTTCCGTGAATTTCCGGGCGTAGTCCGAGTTTATTCCAAAACCAGACAGCGAACCGCCTGGTTGTTGGCGAGCTTTTAACGCAGCCCGTTTTTCATCGGCAGCCACTGCCACTTTGGATTGCTTGGTAGCCAGAGCGTCGTTCAGACGATCCCACTGAGACACACCATCATTGGCTGCCCCTACGGGGGCAGCCTTGTCGGCAAAGTATTGATTGGCGTCGAATTGACTCATAGAAAGTCCTTACTGTCGGAATTTGGCCAGAGTGTTTTGGAACTGCTGAGTCATTTCACGAAGTCCTGGTCCGCGGCCAAACTCTTGTTTACCGGACGTAGCTAGGGCCTCCCGGTCTTTTTTCCACTGCTGGTAGTTCTCATACTCTTTGGCCATCCGTGTGTTCCCTAAAATGGCTTCAATGTTTTCTTCAAGGTCAAGATCCCAGCCGCCGAAGTCATCAACCTCATAACCTTGCAGAGCCATCTCGAGGATTTCCGGGGTTATTTTGAAGAGCTTATTGTCGACTTCGATTTCGGAGTTTGAGAACTGAGCAATCTCCTTCACCACATCACGCCGTTCGTCTGCGTTCATCTTGTCGATGTTCGGTACTTTTTCGAGCAGACCTGCCGCTGTCATATCAGCAGGGCGATCCGGACGGTAGTACGGGTTGGACGTGATGCCCATAGAATCATCCAGCTTCTTCTGACGAGACTCGATTTTTGCCTGATCCGTAGGTGCCAGTTGAGTGTTTCGAGTCAGTTGCTGATCCAGATATTGGATCATCTGCTGTTCTTGCTGAGGAGGCAGCTCGGGATACATTTCACGAATGGATGCCAGTTGTTTATTCCTGAACTGAGTATCGCTCACTGGCTTACTATTCAGGTGAGGTTCCAGCATTTTCAGTTGCACAGGCGTGGCTTTAGCAAAGTCAATCTGACCGTTGCTTTTCATGGGTACGTTGTTTTCCCTGGCAACGCTCAACGCTTTTTGCGTCCGGTCTTGGTACGCCTGGTCCCGTTGATTGATACCCGTACGCAGCGCGCCCCAAGCCAACTCGGCGTCTTCCTGTTCCTGGTAAGTGTTCTGAGTCTGGTCGAATTGCGTCTGCTGCTGATCTCGTAAATTCAGTGTGTGCTTGCGATCCACGGAATCCTGACTCGCTTGCTTCAGTTGTTGGGCCAGTTCGCCTCGGTTGGCTAACTCTGACTCGCCCAGGAACTTACCGGCCTCATCAAACTGATTACCGGCCAGCATGGACTGGAACCGATTCACGTCTTCACGTTCAGCCAGGGCCCGCTTCTTCTCGTCGTAGCCCAGCTTCGCCATTTCGTTTTCACGCATACCGGCCAGGCGGGTGCGAATAGCATCACCACTGGTTTGGTTTGTGTCGATCAGCCCGTTGCCACTGAACTTTTCACGCAATGAAGCAATGTCACCGTTTTGCTGAGCTTCGGCCAATGCTTCGGGTGTGCGGTACTGGTTCATTTGGCTTAGGAAATCCTGAGTGTTGCGATCGGTGCGGCCTTCTTCATAGGTGTCTTTCGTCTGCCGGAGCGTATCAAACGCCCCTGACAGCGAACGGCCTGCCTGATCCATGATCTGAGCAGCCCCACCAAAGCTGGGACTGTTGACGTTACGCCAAGTGATAGGTTGGACCATATTATTTCACCCCATTCTGAGCCATGTATTCATCCGGGCTTTGGTAATACCCCGGGTTTTCCGAGTACCGACGCCTCTGCCGATCACGGAGTTGGGTATTGGTGCGCTGACGTTGGGCGCTGTAGTTTTTGTTGAACGCTTTCTTCTGGAAATCCAGTTGGTCTTTGGCAACGCCCAGTTGTTTCAAGCCGGTGTATCCCTGGATACCCGCCTGAATGCCGCCCAGTGCCAGATTGCCCCAGCCATCTTTGCCCAACATGCCGTCAAAAATTCCACCGCCCTCTGGTGCTGTGCTTGCTCCCATAGAGTCAAACCCCGTGCCGGTCATCGCAGACGACGGACTACCAGGCTGGTAGTTGGTAAAGTTCAGGTCCAACCCAGGGTTTGGCATCATGCCCATCTGATTCAGGTCAATTCGTCCTGGCCGCATCCGACTGCCGGGTGTGTTAAAGTTCATCAGTTCAAAGCCGTCCATAAAATGTCTCCCCTACTAGGTCATGGAACGTTGGAAGTTTCGTGTTAATCGCTACATGCGATTCTATGAGGTCATACTGAAGAATGCCGGGATTTCCGACGTGTACCGTCCGGTCGTATAACGAAGACGGGTCTTCGCCCAATCGGATGGAAGGAACCTGCCCAACAAACGAACGTGGATCGAGCAATTCATAGGAGTTCAACAGGTTGTCAATCTCTTCCAGCTCTTCCATTTTCTCGTCAGCCATTAACTGAAATTCCTGGCTTTCTGAGCGGTACTCCGCAATCTGGCGCTGCATATCCACACCTGACGCGCTAACCAGCCCGTTTGCTGCTTGGATAGCGGCGAGTGCCCAAGTTGCTTCAGTGATGTTGCCGTACACCCCTGCTGCAAAGGCTACAACCGCCAGAACTATACCGACTTCGTACCCAAGTTCTTGAACCACTTCTTCAAGCACTTTCGCCGCAATGACTTGAGTGACGATGCTGGTAACCACCGCCTGGAGAACCAGTAAAGCAACCGTTGCGTAGGCACCGGCTGCCCAGGCAGTGGCAATCGGACCTGCTAAGCCCCCGCTAAATATCGTGATGACGATAGCGACAATGGCCATCACCACTTTAAATATCCCGGTTTCGTACCACTTCACGGTCTTCGTTACTTTCGAGTTCATGACAAAGTGCATTGCCCGGTAATACAGGCGCTCTTTGCGATCGAACTTGAACGACCGGGCAATGTAGTAATCCAAAGGTATGAGCAGTTTGTCCGACCCGACGTTGGCCGTTACGCCTTTACTGCCATAGATGCTGTAACGCAGGCTCAGATCTTCAATCAAAATCTCATCGTAATGGGTGGCTGTTCGTTGGTAGACGTACTGCAAAACATCGACCGTGTAGGATTCAATAACGGTTTCGTATTCTCTATCATTGGGAGGTCCAACCGTTCGGCGGACTTTCCGTGTACGGACTTCCTGCACAATCTGGTGATGGTAAGTGCCTGGATCGCCTTTCACATCCGCCACGCGCTTACGCCGGATCTTGGAAAAGCTCAGCGTACTGTCGTAGTCCGAGTCTGCAATTCGGATAGCTTGCCCGGGACGGACCTGTTCCCCACCGGTTTGTCGGGTGGCGCCGCTTTGCTTATAAAGCCAGTCAAAAAACTTGTACAGATACTCCTTGTCCACGCTGTCCTGTGAACTGGCTGGCACCCCAAACATCATGACGGCTTGTTCAAGTTTGTCCACATCGTCGTTGGCATGGATTGAATCACTCAGCTCCTGATAATCCATCCCCAGCAAGTTCATTAGCTGAGCTGAGCTCTTATAGGCTTCCCCTTCCCGACGATGAGGTGCAGTCCAGTTCTGACCGTAATTGCGGAAAAATACAATCGGCAAAAATGAGCCATTTCCTAACACGTTACCGCTGTACAGCGAGTCCAGTCCCGGGTAAGCGCCTTGCTCGTTCTCGTAGGTAAAGTAGCCCACGGTTGTTTGGCCATTGTTGCTGTACCGATACTTGGCTTGGAATGCTTCGCCGTCGTCTTCAAAATGTTCCATGTTGAAAAACAATTCACTTTCTGTGCCGTTTTCGTCCACCAGTAAAGCAGTCACCCCATCAACCACCTGTTTGCCAAAATCCCAGACCGGCGTTTTTTCACTACCGGTACGATAAGGTGTGTAACGATCCTGCGGGTGACGCTCCCACACAGCCAGTGTGCCTTCGTCAGGTGTACGCTCCTGTACTGTTTCCGCCGTAGCATCCGACATAATAGCCACGGTATTGATGTGACCTATCAGGTTTTTGACCCAGGTCTTCTTTCCTGTCTGCTGACTAATCGTGGTGACTTCGTTGGTACGTTCGTTGTAGCCATAGTCTTCCGTCAGTTTCTGCCAACCCACATGCAGATTGTTTGCCGGCGCAAAGTGGAAATAGTCCAGCGTCACGACTTGGCCCAGCTCCAGTTCGATGATGTTCTTTACCACGTCCCGGCCAGCACCAGCATTGATTACGTTGTGGTCTGGCGTGCCATAGTAATAGTCGCCTCGCTGAGCGTAGCGAAAGGCACGCTCCACTTTAATGGTGTGGCTTTTCAAACCGTTGTTAATAATGGTTCGGGTCAGGGTCCGATCTTTGAATATCGAGTCGATCAAGTTTTTCTGGTGTACATCGGGGATCTGATTGTCTTCCACCACACGGTTAACGCTGGTTGAAACGTAGGTTTTCTTCTTGCTGCTGAATAAGCCCATAACCGTGCCTCATTTAGATACAAAAAGAGGGAGCCAAAGCCCCCTCCCCCTTATGCCTGTTGTGATGTGCTGCTATTACGGCGCTGTCGAGGTAATCCCGTCCAGCAAGCGACCAACCGCCTCACCGATAAACTCATCAGACAGTTTGTTATCCTTGGTAGCCTCCGTGGTGTCGTCCATGGTTTTACGGACGTTCCAGGTGTCGACCAGCAGCTTGGCAGCCTTTTGTTCCGAGTCCCGGACATAGCCATTGCGCTGTGCTTCATACAGAGCCACCTGTTTATCAACCACACTATCCGGACCAATGGCAGCGCCATCCGTCTGTGCCCGCTCTGTGACCTTCTTCTGGCTTAGCAGTGCAGTCTCAGCGACCGTCTTGAGCTTCTGCTCCATGATCAGGTCGTACTCACCACGCAGCTTGCATTCCTGAGCGGTTAATACCGTGCCCTCAATGACTGCGTTGGCTTCTTGCTGTTTAACCAGGGAAGCCTGTGCATCGGTCTGTAGTTTCTGGGCCTGTAGGTTTGTTTTCTGCTGTAGCTGAACCTTTTCCTGGGCATCCAGCAACGCACCCTGTTTAGGTATGTTGAGAGCTTCAGCTACAAGGTTCGCTGTCTGCTGATCACTCAGCGCGGTCTGGGATTCAATCCCGGCACGCTCAGCAATGGTGTTCTGGATCTGTTCCTGAAGCAGTTGTGCTTCTAGGTCTGAACGTTGCTCTGACAGAATGAACTGCAGAGAGTGGGACATAACAGACTGCAGAGCACCAAGGTAGACCGTGGCATAGTCACCCCCTTTGATACGGCCCTTGGAATACTCGCGCTCTACATGCGCTTCCATGGCCTTCATCAGGTGGTCAAAAATGCCAGTTCCGGCCAGGCTATTCTCACCGTCTGTGAGATCTGAAACTGTAATCGCTGCCATCGGTCTACCTCAGTGTTGCAGAAAAGTTACGCGCTTTTGCCTTGCGCCATGGCTTGACGTTGAGCCAGATCTTTCAGCTCAGACTCTGTCAGCGCGGGCAGAACAGCAATGTTGAACTCGTTGATCTGCTTGCCTTTACGCATCTGACGGCCTTTCTCGTCACGCTCGGTTACGAACACCTGGCACTTGCGGTCACGCAGCACGTTGTAGATGATGCGCGGGACGTGGTATTCCACACCGAACTTCACGAACTTGCGATGGGTACCCACCACACGGTTACCGGCTGTGACGATTTCACCGTCCCACTCGGCTTTGTTCGGGTTCATACAGGTCACCTGGATCCGAACCAGTTCAGCCGCTTCTTTCTGCTTGCGTACCCGGCGTTGGTTTTCAGTCTCACCTTTAGGCGCCTTGGTATCTGCAAACTCACCGCTCACATTAGTGGCGGTTTCTTCGTCATTGGAAGCCTCTTTGTTTTCCAATACTTCGTTGATCTTTTTCCGCAGGTTCTCAGCGGTAATGTCTTTGCGGTACTTCAGGCCAATGGTGTCGGCCTTTGCTTTCAGCTCTGCCAGTTCATCGTACTGGGAGGTATCTTCGCTCATCGTGCTACTCCAAAAGATTCAATAGGAAAGAGAAAAGGGAGGGGCGAACCCCTCCCGATTCATTACATCGGTGCAGCAGTCTTGATCAGACCAATGCGCTCACTACGTTCTAGCAGGAAGCCGTAGTACCACTTGATGGACATGAAGCCAGTCTCACCGTAAGGATCGGTGCGATCCGCGGTTTCTTCACCAGGCTTCTTGTGGGTAATCTTGAACTTCACTGTCTTGCCATCGGTCTGGAAACCAATGGTAGAGAATGAAGAGTCACCAACCACCAGCATCGGGAACACGTCAAACTTAGTGCCGGTGCTGTAGTGAGTTGAGTTACCAGTCGCGTCAGCGCCAGCACTTTCCCACTTCATCATCTCAGGCACCACGATCACGCGGAACCGTGCACAAGCACCGATCTCACCGGTCAGGGTGTTACCAGCGGCTGCGTACTTCTCAACCGGGATAAACGCCTTGTCACCGTGCAGGTCGGTCATGCCTTCCAGCAGGGGCTGCAGCTCGGAACCCACGTACATCACACGGCAAGCCGGGATGGTGCGGGTGTCGATCATGCGAGTACCGGTAATCACCTTGGTGTGCTTCGGTGTGCGGTTGTTGTCCAGGTCGATCTGCAGACGCAGCAGGTCGTCGTAGGTCACTTCGTCAGCAGCATCCACTTCGACGTCAGCCGTCGCGTCGCCACCAAACTTCACAACACCACCGGAGTTCAGCAGGTCGATCTGAAGCAGATCTTCTGTGATCTCGTTGGCACCAGCGAGCATCTCGCGGTTAATGTGCATCATCAGATCAGCGTCAGTGTCGAAGTCCAGGGATTCCTGGGTGTATTCGTCAAAGAAGCCGAACTTGGCGATGGACCCTTCGATTTCCTTACGCTTGAAGCCAACGCGGTTAACGCGGCCACCAGCTTCGGAAAGCACTGGCATCTTGCCCGGGATAGAACCCACGTCTTTGCTGGAACCATAAAGGTTACCGTTAGCAATCGTGGCGCCGGTGGCGTCGATACCCTGGTCGTTGATGTTCGCGTCATCGAGCAGAGGCAAGTAGTGATACTTCTTGATCTTCTTGCCCATGTGCTTCGGTAGGTTGGTCACGTTCGCCAACTGTCCGAAATACTGCTCTTTACGCATCTCGATGAGTGCGCGCTTAATGTAGTGATCAGTACGAATCTGACCGCCGATGTTAGACGGAGAGCCGCCTACCGGATCGTTATAGGATTGAGCCATATACTACCCTCATTACTTTCACTGGAGATTTGAGTCGAACTGCTTCTCAAACTCTTCGTCTGACATACCCAGTGGGCTGTAATCAGTCGGAGCCGTCGAAGCGGGTTTGGTTTTGGTCGAGCTGGCTGCCCGCTTTTTCTCTTTCAACTTGGCATCCGGCTTTTTGCGGCGTGTGCGTCGGGTAACGGGCTTCTCTTCGGGTGGTTTGTTCTGGTCAGTCTTCTCAGACCCCAGATCGTTAAACGCACCTTCTTGAGCCAGCCGATCACCGATCTGCTTATAAGCCTCAATGTCGGAAACACCACTCAACTGACCAAGCGCCTGCAGTCGCCGTACCTCTGTGCTGACCCGTCCGTAAACGCCAGTGGCCATCTGGTCGTTCAGAACCTCCAGTACACGGGGGTTATTAGCAATGATCTGCTTACTAGCGTCATCCCACTTATTACTGACGAGATCCACGGTCTGCTGGTATGTCGGCGTGTCCTGGAGCGAATCCAGCACCTCATCCAGTTCCATTTCACGATCGTCAACATTGTAAGTGTTTGGTCGATAGTCACTTTCTTGATCGGAGTCCAGATCCATTGGATCCACTCCGCTATCTTTCAGCAGCTTCTGGATCGCGCCTTTATCCCCACGGGACAGGTCGATCAGGTGGCTGAGCTTGGATTCTTCATTCAGACCGTGCTTGTCTAAGAGTTTCACGGTCTTCAAAGACGGCTTTAATGCAGCCATCTTCTTGTTGTAGTTGGCACCCATCTGCATCAAGCGACGAACTTCGTCCGCGTTCTTGACTTGCATCTCATGGCCATTGGCCTTGAAAGGTGCCATCAGTTTTTCGTATTCGGCTTTGTAATCCACCGCGTCATCGGAATCCTTGTCGTCTTCCTGATCGTCAGTGTCTTCGTCCGCCTCGTCATCGAGCTCTTCATCAGAATCCGACTCCGCATCTTCATCGGCGGTGTCATCTTCTTCTGTGTCTTCGTCGTCCGCTTCTTCGGATTCGTCCGCCTGACCCTGCGGGTCGGCGTCCTCATCGTCATCAGCGTCGGTGTCTTCTGTAACGGCTTCGTCACCGGCTGTTTCGTCGTCGGTGTCACCTTCATCAGTCACGTCGTCAGTTTCGTCTGACGCCTGGGACTCATCACCGGCACCCTCTTCCAACTCGTCAAAGTAGGAAGGGTCCAGATCTGCAAACGCATCGTCTGACATAATCAGAGCGTCCTCCTGGGACGCCTGCTCAGTGGTCGGGTCGTTTAGGCTCATTCTTCAGACTCCTGCTCCAGCTCTGCACGCAACTCTTCGCATTCGTTCAATGCGTCCCGAGCGGCATCTGCTTTCTGCATGATCAAGTCCAGAAACGCCGTAAAGTTTCCGATGCTGTCGATCTGTTTCACGATTCGGGCCTGCATGTGTTCATCCTGCATATTGGAATCTGCTTTCAGATGAACAAGACGTACCGCTTCTTGTTCCAGGTACTCTTTTTCAATGACCTTTTTGAAGTCTTTATTCTTTCTCAACTTCATCAAGGATGATTCAAGATCAATCATCTCTTGCAGGTCTTTCATGTTGGCTTCGATTTCGTGTATTTCGTGCTGGCTCATATAAGTCCCATATCAGTGCTTTGAAGTTAATAGGTTTTGACTTAGAGCGACCTTAAACAAATAAAAATTATTTATCACAACTTTTTTAGTCTTCGGCCGCATTTAAGTATTTGCGAAGTTCTTTTTTACGTTCCGCACCTTCTTTCATTTGGAACTCTTCGCGCTTCATTTCCATTTGAGACTCAGCTTGTTCACCAATCTTTTGCAAATCTCTTGCTTGTGTAACACCGCTCTCTTGTTCAACGTAATCAAGATTCTTTTTATCGGTGTCACTGTTCTTATTTTCAGCCGTTGCACGATCTACTTCTGCCTCTGCATAATTCTCGACAATCTTCGACTCGATCTCTTCAATCTCTTTTTCGAGCTTCATTACTTCGAGTTCTTTAATGCGCTGTTCCATTGGATCAGGCTTGGGTTCATAGTCCTGAAGCTTCTTGGCCAGCTTGTGCATTTTCCGCAGACGGGCCACATCAGACAGGATGATCTTTCGCATACCTGGGTCTTCGTTGGGCCCGAGGGTTTGCAGCATGAACGCCAGTTGCTGGGCCTTGTTGTCGTCTTCTTCGGCGGTGGAAATATCCAACTGCAGGTCGTAGTGACCAGCCAGCTTGTCCCGGTTGATCACGGTGAATTCGTCATCGGTAATGCGAACCACTTCTTCTTCATCTAGGAACTCTGCGTTCATGGACATAATCTTGCGGCCGATTTTGCACAGCCCGCTGGACAACCGACGCAGAATGCCCAACTCCCGTTTAGAGGCAGCGTCGAGAGCGCCTCGCACGCCGGCCGCTACATCACCCAATCCCTGGCCAGACACGCCCTGACTGTAGGAACGCACGCCTGTGAGCGACTCAGCCTCTTGATTCTGAGACTGCATCATCAACATGGCCGAATTGGGGATCTCCGGGAAGGTGTGCATGTACATCGCCTGGCGGGGATCAACGTGAGCGTTGTATTCATAGTGCTCACCGTTGCGCCAACGACGGCGGTTTACAGCGTCCAGAGCGTCTTTACGCATACCCATCTGGCCGTTGGCAGAGCGACCCATAATGTCGATCATGCCGCGCAGAGTGGCACCCATCACTTTCTGATTGTCGTCCAGCAGCGCACCGTCCGGTTCACCGTGAATGGATCGACGCTTTGGTAGGTAAGGTATAGTAACGAAAGGTATTTTCTTGTCGGGGAATGGGTTCTCTTCCATCCGGATCAGGGTGTCGCCTACCCATGCAGCTACAATAGGATTAACAACACCAGAACCATCAATATCCCAATATCCCCAGTATTCATAAACGACAACCTTCTTACGGGCTTCGTCAGAAAAAGTGAAATTTGTAGAATTTTCCGTTCCATGATCAGGCTCCGCGAGCGGTGAACTGTTGTTGACGTTGATTTGCTTCAGGTTGGAATACTTCGGGTCTTTCTCCAGCTCTGCCATCGAAGATTCAAAATTGAAAACCACAAAGCTGGCTTTGTCGATATTGCCTTTACAGGTGGGATCAATAATGACGTTGCGGTAGTCGCACACTTCAACCGTTGGGCGGTTGATCAATGTCCGGGATTTCATCTGCGTTTCGCCTTCGATCATTACCGGGACGTGGGGTATCCCTGTTTCTTTGGTAATGTCGTGCGCGTCACGCAACTCTTCTGGCACCTCGGCGTAATACTCGGCCGGGTTGCGCCCGTAGATCTCAGCAATCTCCTGGTGGAGCTGCATCGACTCGGGCGCTTCTTCAAACTCAAAGACTGGCGCTTCGTATTCTTCTTCGTCGAACTCCCATCCGACCTTACAGATGATCGTGCCTTCGTCGACACCGGTGCGGACGTACTCATCAATAAACGCGACTTTATCAATGTCGAAATTAAATTGACTGTTCAAAACCGTTTGGTTTTGAATAGCCCCTTCTTTATCGGCCCAAGTCACAGGCTTGGCGGTAAATAAATCGTCGGTACTTAAAAACGGTTCCGACAATGCGGCGTAACGCCATTCCGCTTGTTTGCGGATAAGTTTGGGAACCATACGTGAACGGCCCTTTGGGGCATTCACTTTGGCTGACCCTGTGACATACAGATTATCGAGATACTCGTTAACCCTACTTATCTGATCCTGATGATCAGTATGGGCTTCTGTAATGTCTTTCTTTAAATCGCGAACGGATGGTTCTTGTTTCCATTTCGTAAGCGGTTTATTGGTTGCGTCCATATCAAGACTTTGTTCAGTTTGTTCCATAAGTCTTTAACCCCGGTCATGTATAATTGAATACATGGTATTTAAATAAAATCAGGAGTGCAGGAATGAATATCAAACCAATCCACAAAGACTTTATTTGTCCCACCCGTGGTACCGATAAATCCGGTGCATACGACTTATTTATGCCCGAAGCGGGTTATATCGAACCTCAAGCCGATGCAGGTAAGATGATTGGTTTAGGTTTTGCCGCGGCTATTCCGGAAGGGTATGTCGCCAAGATCTATCCAAGATCCGGTAAAGGCGTGAAGAACGGACTGGCCCTTAACAACACGGTCGGCATTATTGATGCTGACTACCGTGGTGAATGGATGGCGTGTCTGCGAATCCATAACGGTGTGGGTCTGTCCTGGGAAGCCGGCGAACGCTTGCTTCAATACGTCATTGTCAAAGCTGAGCAGTTTGATCCCGTTGTCGTTGACACGCTCGATGACACGGAACGCGGTGACGGCGGGTTTGGGAGCACAGGCGTATGAGCTTCAAGAACTATCACAGTAATCCCGTAACCCGTCAGGCGCATGAAATACAAAAAGGCAATGTCATCACATCACTCGCTTTTGGCGACTTTGAGACTGTTATCGCTAACGACAAGAACGGTGGCCGTAAACTGGTTACCAAACTGTAAAGGAGAGGCCCCGTAAGGGGCCGTTCCCGTTTTACACCCAACCTGCCGAATGAAACGTGTCTTCGTTGTCATATCGGTCCAGATCGTAATTCTGAGTTTCCAATAGGCGACACGCTTGCTCGTACTTAGATGCGTAGTTGTTCCCTTCGTGTATCCCGTCTGTTGCACCCATCGGATTCAAGAATCGACTGGCAATAAACAGACTCAACGCCTCGGCGTACATTGGCGGCAAATCAATCTGAATGTTATCCGGGTATTTGTACCCATCCGTCTTTGTGAGCTTGGTCGGTCCCGCACGGTAAGTCACCACAAGTGTTATCGGGTCCATATTGACCGGCGTTTTCAGCGTTGTCAGGTTCTTACGCATCAAGGATTCTGGCTCGTCCTCTACATCAAGCAACAACTCATCGTCTTTAATGGTTTTCACCTGCTCAATCCGCAGAACGTCAGCGTTTTGCAGTGGATAGGTGTAGACACCCTCTACCATATTGATAATTTCGGTACCTTCCTTCAGAAAGAACCGGTTGTACAGCAGTTGCAGACCCAGGTTCAGTTGGGGAATCAGTTTCATGCGCGATGCCTGGTCAATTTCCTGGGTATCCGCGTCAAAGTCGAACAGATTCGAGAGCTCTGAACCAGAAAGCTGGTTGATTAGGTCGGTTAACGTCATAGTGCTGCCTCTTTAAACAATGTATGAGCCCATCGGGTCGTCGTCGTCGTACTCTTCTTCTTCCATTTCCCACAGGCCGGTACCGTCATCCGGCATAACCTCGGCACTTTCCGAAGGTTTCCAGGCCTTCATAAGAGGCAACTGACTGATTGTGTCCAGGAAGTCGTCGTGCTTGGACCGGAATCCCGATACCGCGGCAAGGGAAATCTCATTCAGGAACTCTTTAATAGGCCCAGTAGTCTTGGCCTCTATCGGGAAGTACATTTTCCCAGATTTGAACAGCGGCTGAACCACGTTAAAACGTTCCAGCTTGTTGGTGGCCGGCCGTAACCCGGGCTGTCCGGAGTTATTCTCACTGGTCAGTGTGAAATACTGGTTCCGAACCATCATTTGATCTTGAATCCAGGGTATGAAACCGCCCTGCTGGCCGCTGACTTCGATGCCCACACCTTGCGGCTTGTACATTTGGGCAAACCTGAACAGGTCATTGATATTCTGATCCATCAACTGACGCTTACAGATCCCGTCCACCCAGAACCAATCCCCTACGTTGTTGTAGGCCCACACGCTTATAACGCTGTAGTCACTGGATTCTTTTTGACTGGTGGCAAAGTCGGTGGTGATGTAGAAGTTGAACAGTGCTTTGTTATCCAGCACGTTCCGGATCTTGTACCAGCGGATCTCATTGTCCTGAACCAGACGGTCTTCGTCAGACATAATCCGCAGCATCAATTCCTGGTTAAAGGTTTCGATCTTGCCCAGCATGATGGCACGGTCGTACTGCTGTTTGACGTACTCATAGGGAAACCGGTCTGGCCAGGAACCACGAAACTCTTCTTTGGTACAGGGAAACTGCTCGCATACCGGGAACACGTTGACCGCCCAGGCCCCGGACTCGACTGCCTTGTACAGTGGATCTTTCGCGTTAAACGGAGTACCCGACCAGATCATCATGTTCTTCTTCGGATGTAGCGCGTATTCCACCGCCTTATAAACCGTGTCTTCCACAGCGGCGATGACGGTCGCGGAGCGGGCGTCTTCGTCCGAAATCAAGTCGTCCATGACCGCCAACTGCGGGCGTTTACCCATTTCTTTCGCACCACGGACACCGGTCTTGGCGCCATAGCCTTTGACGATAAAGATTTTGCCGTCTGCGTTGTGGAACTCCCAACGAATGTCGGTGAACTTGGCCACGGGAATGTACTTCTGCAGAAACTCCGAATCGTGCCAGCGGAACTCCAGGTTCTTCCGCATGTTCTTCACACCGTTCTCAATGGAGTCCGACACATACAGAGACAGATCCACCACACCAAAGCTGGGCAGCTCGCCATAGCAGGCGATGTACAGAAACAGGTACTCACCCATTACGGTGGTTTTCGCAATACCCCGGTGACACAGGTTAGCAATGCGCCGGCCACCATCTGCGATGGTGTCCAGCATGTAGTAGTGAACCAGCGGCGTCAGGTTCTCTTCCCCGGCACCACCGTTCACCAGCTTGATAAACGTCACAAACTCCAGGGCAAAACCACTGGGCACGTAATTGGGGTCTACCTGGTAGTCACACGCATTCAGGTAGTCATCGACCCCAATGACCTCCCGCATCACCTCATCGACGGCATCCCTCATGCGCCCATACCAAAGTATTTAATCTGAGCATTGGGCGCTTCATTGGCCAGGATCATGATCAACTCACGGTTGCCGGCCACCTGATAAGGCACATGGATCGTTGATGGTTTCTCCCCACGGAACGCCACCCGCAGCCGGGTAAGGTCTACGCCCTTATCAACGCCATGCAGGTACAGATTCTCCCGGCGCATATTCCCGGAAGGAAAGTCCAGATACAGGTATTCCTTGTTCTTTGCGCTCATACTTGATCCCCGCTGTCGTTGTCGTACACCACTTTGCTGTGGGCCACTTCTTGAGCATTCATTGAGCCGGACTGCACATTCAGCTTCTGTTGGGCAACCAGTTCTTGTGTGGCTTGACGCAAATCGGAAATAACACTGGACTCTTCCATGCCCATAGAGAGCTCGAGCTTCTGGGTTTCCGGCTGCTTGAGATGCGTCAGAATGGAGTTGGCGGCCTGCATACGGACCATTTCACTTCTGGCCCCGTTCATCAGTTCCACTTGGGTATTGATCGCTTCCTGGAAGTGGTCCTGGTTCAGCAACCACGTCGGCACAATCGCCTGTTCCATAATCAACGTGACCAGCTTGGTCTTGTTGTAGGCGGTGATGTAACTGGCCTGATCTTTAGGAGCGACACCACGCACAGCCCAATCCTGCATCTTGTCGGGGAACGATGCGCCATACGCATCCTTCATGGTCTTCCCCATTAAACGCTGGCTCACGTACTTCACAGCGTCGATGTAACTCGACAGCTTGAACTTCCCTTCTTTCATGATCTGGGTGTAGCTGAGCAGGTTCTCCCGATACATTTCTTGCATATCAGGATCAGCCAATAACGCATTCATCTTATCGACCAGGGGCTGATCAACAGATTTACGAATACCGGCAGGTAATGCAGACTTGAATTGATCGACTGTGAAATCGCTCATGTGTTCCTCGATAAATAATTCAACTATCGACGGACTATAAGCAACACAGTTATTTATTGCAGAGAAAAAAGAGCCCCACAAACAGTGAGGCTAAAATCAGTTCCATGGCAAGGAACTAAACCAATATATCAGAGCCACTCAGGAAAGTAAGAACGAATATCCAATGTCCAGGCGTTGTAACAGTCCATAAGTTCCATTACTTGTCGGAACGCTTCTCTTGAACTGGTTACTGTGTTTGTCATTTTGCCCTGACGATTCTGATAGATACCAAAGCCCAAACCAACAGCAATGCAGCCTTCCACGTCACCCGGCCAGTTACCAGGATGGATCATGATGTACTCACGGTTATGTACATCAATCACTTCCCAGCCTTCTGTAAACTCACCGGCACTGGTTGTACGCACAACCGGTGAATGACGTTGCTCTAAATAATAAACACCAGTAGGAATACAAGACTTGAATGGTTTGTTATTCAGCCAAGGTTTCTCAACGGTATAAAACGTTTCACCTGTAGGAAAGATTAAACGACCGAACACACCGTCAGGTAACCAGGCAAAACGTTCAAGAATTAAGTTGTTACTCATTACAGCCCCTACATTAGAAATGGTTGAAGCCTTTTAAGTAACAAACTTAAAATATTATTTCAGAAGTAAATATGGAATCGCATATAGTCAAAATTATGCTGGTCATTTTTTGAACACTATATAGAGGGGGTAATAATTGGGTACGAGTTCATATCTGACAGGCAGGGAACGAAAAAACGAAAGGCCCCCCCGGGTAGGTTCGTTGATATACGAGTGACGGGTAGGCCCTGTCTAACTGGGGGGGGGGTGATCGACGAGCTACACGATAGTCGAGTGGGATTGCAGCAGCAACACACCAACACAGCAACAACACTGAGCATCAGACCAACACACCACGAGCATAGCGAGTGAGTGAGGCGAGAAAGAAAGACCTTCAGGCGAAGCATATACAAATCACAGGTCGTGCGTTTCACGCACTCTGTGAGTCTCTATAGGTATTAGGACGCTTTCACAGGAGTACACCGTATGACAACGACCAACACACCAACACCCAAGCTATGGCCCATCGTGGGCATCAATATGTACGAGCTACCATTCCCTGAGATGGTCGAGCAGTTCAAGCACGCAGTGAATGACAGTGAGTATCCTGAGCATCTCTATAAGGGACAGGTGAAGCAGGAGTCTCAATCTACCTATAATCAATCTAATCAATCTAATGTTTCATCCCATTCCGATACACCAACAGTAGTAGCACTCCATCCGATACGTGACCGATAGGCTAACTACTTCACCAGCTCTGCTGTTGAGTTGGAATCAATTCAACTTCGGAGTAATCCTATGAGTATGCCAATCAACTCAAACCTGCTCGTCAACAGCTCTGAATCAGACGCGCTTGTTGAGTATGTACCAGCCTCAAACCTCCAAGGTGAGGTTGTGTGGATTGACCTACGGATCTCAGAGTCTATCGACTTTGAACTGACCCTCCCATTCTGAACCCTTCGGGGTTCAGTGTTTTTTCATACGGCTTTGCCGTTGAGACAGAGTCAATTCAACTCAGGAGTCCGTTATGTCACGTCGTAAAATCAAGCAGTGTGCTGTTCTTGAAAAGAACAGTACCTTCATCGTAGGTGTGAACCTTAAAACATCTCAGGGTGCATTCAAGCATCACGTTGTCTTCGCCAACTTTGAAGCTGCTGCACAGATGTGTCGTGCAGTTGCTGCCAAAGAGTGGGTCAACCTTGACCACTGGCAAGCATTCAATCGCGATGGCTGGAAAGCTCATCGTGTCTGACCGTTCGCTTGGCTGCATTCGCAGCCAGGCTCTCTATCTTGGAGTATCCGTATGAAACTGATCTACAAAACCAGAGCAACCAAGCGTGCTCGCTTTGGTCTGTTCCTCGCTCACTGGTGTGGCCTGCTCGACAGCCTCATCGGTATCTTCACCTTTGGCATTATCAACGCACGCTTTCGCACTGCGTATCTCAGCAGTGACCTCTCTGAGCGTGTTGAGCAACTGCCAGCACCAAAGCCACTCAGGCTTGGGAGTAAATAAGACAAACCACTAGGCACCTTCGGGTGCCTTTTCTTTTTCAACTACCAACACAAACGGCTCTGCCGTTGAAGGGACTGCATTGGGGCAGTTCACAACTGTGGAGAAAACCTATGAGCCGTCAATCACCTTTCGAGTCTGTCTATCACGTTCGCATCTTCGATGAGTCTGGTGCTCAGCTCGACATTAACAACCTCACTCGTGATGAGTTGTCTGATTTCAACGAGAGCCACGAGACTGATGATCTCAACTACTCAGTGACTGCTGATCGTCCACGTCCTGTCAGGGTTCGTGGGTATGCCTGAGTGGTGGATAAACCTGCCTACAGGCATGGCTGACGCCATTGTAGTGGTCGGTGGTATGAGCATCTTGGGTGCTTATGCTGCCGTCGCACAGTGGTGGGAGACGCGTGCTAAATGACCACCTTCGGGTGGTCTGTTCTTTATCGAGTGCACCGATAGTTGCGAAGTTTTTATTCAATAAAACCAGTTGAACATCACCTTTCTGTCATTAAACTGCACGCCTGTCGATAAATGTGACATCTATCACAAAACGACAGGCTCTTATCTGGAGCCACCTCTATGAGCAATTACTTGTTCATCAATTACTTTTGTCCTGTCTGCGGTTACTCGTGGGAAAACAACATGCCATACGGGACAGTCGCTGGTCCCTGTGAATGTCCGAACTGTGAAGAGCCTGTTCAGGGAACGGTCAGGTAAAGAAACACAGCTCTGCTGTTACACGGACAAGACCACGGCATTCCGTCGTGGCACTGCTTAATACCCTCAAAATTTGGAGAAATATCATGGCCTTTACCTCATCGAACTCAAACCTCCGCTCAATGAACGGCGGCGCTGCAAACAACGAGAACAAGCCAGACGCGTACCTGAACGTGTATCTGCCCAAGCGTGGCGGTCAGCGTGCCAAACTGGGTGCGTTCAAGCTCTGGCTGAACAAGAAGACCGATGGCCAGATCATCGAGCATCTGCGTAACGCGCCGAACCTCGAAGAAGCTCTGGAACAGATGAAAGAGCGTCTGGAATTGGACTTCTACTTCGTGACTGACGAAGTGACTCAAGAAGACGAACTCATGCTGGGCTAAAAACCCTTCGCGATCACCCATTCGGGTGGTCGCTTCTTCTTTCCCTACACGTTAAACGATCACTGGTGCCCAGGCAGACAGGTGTGCATCTGTACGCCGCTGGCGTCATAGGGATTCATTCACTTGGGAGAACTCTATGCCTGTCTTTATGACTGGAGATATGTGGAGTGTGTTCGATGAAGTTGATTACTTCGTCATCACCACCAACGCCATTATTAAGCGCAATGGCGCTGTTGTTATGGGTGCTGGCATTGCCAAACAGATGCGGGACAAGTATCCCGGCATCGACGTTGAAATTGGTAAACGCATCAAAGCCGAGTGCGGTTCTGGCGGTGAGTACGGCCTGTTGCTAGGCAACAAAGTCGGTGCCTTTCAGGTGAAGCATCACTACAAAGATATGGCCAACCTGTACCTGATCAAGATGGCTGCAACCAGTCTTGACCAGGAAGCCAGAGCCAATCCCGATAAGACCTATGCCCTGAACTATCCCGGCATTGGTAACGGTGGCCTAGCTCCATGGGCTGTTGCTCCGTTGCTTCAGAACCTTCCCGACAATGTCCAGATCTGGACTTTCAAATAGGAACTTTCATGACCGCACAAATGCTGCCGCATGACGCTCAGCTCGCCATTGAGCACACGTATTCACGCAAGTTCATTGATATTTACATTGATCAGGAGATTCGCAACAACCCAGACAGCGAAGCCAAAGTTCATCAGGGCGTGCAACTGCTGGAAGCCTTCCGTAACACGCACCACACCACAACCCGTCAGGGTGAGGTAGTGGAATTCAAATCAAAGAATGACCGTATGGCCCAGATTCAGTATCTGGAGTTAGAGCCATTGGTCCGTCAGATCTTCATTGGTGTCTGCTACTGCCAGATCCCTGAACTGTTCACCAATATCACCGCTCAACTGGCTGATCGTCTGTCATTTGATGACAAGCGTGACTCCATCATGACCATTGGAGAAATGGTCGCTGTGCTGTGCCAGACCGACGCGTTTGACATTATCAAGCCCAGTCAAGAAGCCAGTCTGATCATTCAGTCCAACATGGTGCTGTCCAATCAACTGTTGGACTGCATCGAACGTTCCAACTACCTGCCACCCATGATCTGTCCGCCACAGGTCGTCACCAACAACTTTGAAAGTGGGTATCTCACTCACAACGACTGCCTGATTCTAGGCAAGAAGAACGGTCACAACGACGATATTTGTCTGGACGTGATCAACAAGCAAAACCAAATCCCACTCAAACTTGATCTGAAGTTTCTGTCTACCGTGGAGGAAGAACCCACGTTTAATTTGGACACACAAGACAAGATCCAGAACTGGAGCGCGTTTAAACATCAATCCTATGAGATGTATCGGCTGATCAAAGACCGTGAGTTCTACCTGACCAACAAGGTCGACAAGCGCGGTCGTGGCTACGCGCAGGGGTACCACATATCAACCCAAGCAGTGGCTTTTAAGAAGGCCATGATTGAATTTGCAGACGAGGAGATCGTCGAGGGAGTCCCTACATGACTGAAACAACTCCGTTATATCTGTGGCTGGTTATCCGTACTGCCCAACCATGGTCGCCAGTATATGACATGTACGACTCAATGGTGGTTGCCGCCTATACCGAGTCTGAAGCCCAGTACACGCACCCAGAGGGCAAATCCATGCCCTTCCCATTCGATGAGTTTGACCCATGGACGGGTGATCCAAACCACGTCTCTGTTGCCCGTATTGGCTTAGCCGATCCAGACATAAATCCCGGAATCATTTTCAAATCTTTTAACGCTGGATAAGGCATACCAATATGAGCATCACGCCCATGACTTAAGAGGAAATGATGGAAGGTCCAGTTCCCGAATGGGCCATCGACCGTGCCAAAGGCAAATTTGTCCTTGGCGCTCAACTACCAACCCGAGACCTAAAACTATGAAACTGTACCACTGGAGCTCCAAAGTTCTCTCGGCCTACAGCGATGGCGATATTGTCGTCATGGCTGAGAGCGTGGAACAGGCCCGAGACAAGGTCTACGCCCAATTCAAACCACTGGACGACGGCAACCCGTTCGAGGATCACTACTTGTCCTGCCTGCATCAATCCGGGGATGCGGACTACGCAGACGAATACGACAAGAAACTCAGTGTTTTACGGGAAGACCTGAACCAAGAACCCACCGTCATTGAAAACGGTGTGGTGTGTATTCGCGGATCTGATTAAAAACAAACAACTGGGAGAGAACTCATGCAGCTATTCACTGGATATGAGTACCTGCTCATCGACGCAGGCAACCACTTCGGACTGGACAAAGAGAACTTTGAAAATCGAATCCAGTACATGGAAACGTACATCGACGATCTCGAGAGCCTGACCGATCAAGCCGATGAGCCTGAACTGTACGCCAAAGCTGTCGCGGCCATTCGTCGCGCACAGGCTGGCGAAGCCATTGGCCACATGGTGGGCTTTGACTCTGTGTGCTCTGGTATGCAGATCATGTCGGCTATTACTGGCTGTGAAGCCGGGGCTGACGCCACTGGACTGATTGATCCCAATCGCCGTGCTGACGCTTACACCGACTGCACTGGCATCATGCGTCGCTTCATTCCCGGGCTACCGGACTCCAAGCGTGACAACGTCAAGAATGCCGTGATGACGAGCCTGTACGGTTCAATGGCCGAGCCAAAGAAAGAATTTGGCGATGGTACAGCCGAACTCAATGCCTTTTACAAGGCTATGTACATACTCGCTCCCGGTGCCGTGGAGCTGCTGGATGACCTTCTCAAGTCGTGGAAGCCTTACGCTTTGGCTCACCAATGGACACTGCCTGACGGCTTTGTGGCCAACGTGAAAGTCATCGCTGAAGTCGAGAAGCGCATTGATTTGGACGAGTTGGGTGGCGCCAGCTTCACCTATCACTACCGTGAAAACGCGGGCTGTGAGTACGACCGGAAGAACGCAGCCAACGTGGTGCACAGCATTGACGCTTACGTGCTGCGGAGCCTGATCCGTCGCTGCAACTATGACCGTGAACAGGCTGAATGGGCTTACAACTACATTGAGATGATGCTATCGGAGCGTCACATGGGTGTGAGCCATCAGGTCGACACGTTCTGGCTGAACGAGGACTTTCAGCGCCTGCAACAGCGGTACAACGAGACTGGTATGCCTGACATTCGGATTCTGGATTACGTCCAAAAGTTTGAGATGAGAGCCATGAGCACTCAGCACCTCAAGCAACTGAAGCGTATCCTGAACCAGATGCTGGAACACAAACCGTTCCCGATCATCGCGGTACACGATGAGTTCAAGTGCCACCCGAACCACATGAACTACCTTCGGGCGCACTACATCGAGATCATGGCTGGCCTTGCCGAGTCCGTGATCCTCGATGACATACTGAACACGTTGTATGAAACCACCGGTGGCACCTTCCCGAAGAAGTCCAAGGATCTTGCCAGCAAGATTCGCAAATCCAACTACGCCATCTGTTAATTACATAACAAGTTACACGCGCCATTCTGGCGCTCTGTGAAGGCTTCGCCTTTAAGTTCAGTCCCTAACGGGGCTGGACTTCATTTTTTCTCACTTCTTCCCAGTGAACTTCCCCAGTCGCTTGGTCACCTGAACAGACGGTGACCAGGCTCCCTATTCCGTGCTGATCCGCAAATCTGTGGGCCAGACAGTCAGACAGTCATGTTTGACAAACCGATAGCCTAAGTTCCCCAAAAACGCACTTTCCCACTATATGTTACCGAGGTATTACTATGTCCCGTTCAACCGCCCTGAACTTGCAAGAGAAGCGTGAGATTGCTCACAAATACAGCACCGGTGAAGTCAGTCAAACTGACCTGGCCAGTGAGTTTTTCACTTCCAGACGTACTGTTCAGCGTGCCCTGATCGACATGGGTGTTATCAGTCAGTACAACGAAAAGAAACCACGCCTGGTCACCGCTGAAGAAGAAGAGATACTGGCTCGCGTTAAACGCCGGGGCCTGAATCCTCCTGCACTGGAACGTGCATTGAACTCCCCGGCCATGACCAAAGACAACGTTCGACTGTTCCTCAGTCGCATGGAACCGGTCGACTTTGCAGACACGCTGTACGTCGTGGGTTATTTGCGAGTGCAGACTATCTCCAAAGAACTCAACGACCGTAAGCAACAAGAGGCTGCCAATGGCTAATCAAGCTGTACAGCCCAAGACGCTGTATCCCCGAAAAGACACGGTTGAAGAAGCTGTGCAGTACATCAGTGCTCAGCTTCCAATCACCAGTAACAACGAACTCACTGCGGCCCTGGCGCTGTATCACAACAGCCTGCTGCATGAGCTTCAAGAGGAAGCCAATGACTGACCACGAAGCCCTACTGGCTATCCAGGAACAACTGGACGGCGTGGAATGGGACAGTGAAACCGTCGTAACCATTGCCGCCATCGAAGAAAACTACGTCAACAACACACTGGGCGCACGGTTGATTACAACCTTGTTGCACCAGTACTTCATTCACGGGGGTCTCCCGAAGCCCGAGGTTAAAAAAACCTCCTTCCAGAAAACCCTCAGTCTTAAAGAGGAGAAAGCGGCGTGACCCCGGAACAAACAAAAACCGTCAATGAACTCCGTTCTGAAGGTTACGCCATAGCTGCTTTTACTCCTGATGAAATCGGTAAAGCAGATACCGGCACCCTCGAAGACATTATGGTTGAGCGCGGATGGAACTACATCAATTACGCACAAATACAAGAAGAAGAATAATGGACATTACAGAAGCAACCGCAGAAGACTTTATCTCCTTTGTTACCCGTATCGCAGCAGAAACACCTGACCGACCCATTGATCATTGGGGCGGTTGGAATCGTTGTGTAGTTGGTGACTTTGCTCTTGAAGCGTGTGATCCCGTGGAGGATGAGATTGATATTGGTGACGAGCCCTACCGATTTCTTAACTACGCCGCCCATGAAGACAGAGATGTAGAAGAAGAGTCTTCCCTATATCATATCGTAAATGACTGTACATCAAGCCTCGTAACCTACGGCACATTTGCAGTAGCGGTCACAGCGGCCTACGAAGAGGACAAACGACATGGCTGGTAATTTCATCAAGTTGTATCAGAACCACGGCGGAACCATTGGCTACTGGTCAGCCTGGGTTGAAGAAGGCGGCCGTGTCTTTGTTCAGTACGCCAAAACTCTGGACGGTAAACCCGTTCGCAAAGAGTATCAGGCGTACGCCAAGAACGAAGGCCGAGCCAATGCGACCACACCTTTTGAACAGGGTTGCCTGGAAGTAGACAGCAAAGCCCGTCTGAAAATGGACAAAGGCTATGTGAAGACCCCGGCTGAAGCAGAGGCACCCAGCACCAATAGCCTGGGCCTACTCAAGCCCATGCTGGCCACACCCATAGAGAAGATCAAGCCAGAGAAGATCGACTGGGATGACGCCTTCGTACAGCCCAAGCTGGATGGTCACCGGGCATTGTTCACAGACGGTGTCCTGTACTCCCGCCAGGGTAAGGTACTGGATCTACCCCACATCGTTGAGGCGATTGAAGCAGCCGGCATCGAAGACATGCACCTAGATGGGGAACTGTACATCCATGGCAAGTCCTTACAGGAAATGTCGAAGCTCATCAAAAAGCACCGGCCCGAGTCCTTGGACATTGAGTACCACATCTATGACCAGATCCTGGACGAACCCTTCCTAACGCGAATCTGCCGATTAGGGAATTCCGTGTCTCATTGGCCGGCAAGCTCACCCCTCAAAGCTGTACCCACTCACAAAGTGGAGTCCATGGAACAGTTGATGGAGTTCCACGCGCATTACCGTGAAGCAGGTTACGAAGGTACCATGATTCGTTTTGGCAAAGAGCATTACCGGGACGGCAAACGTTCACGGACTCTGCTCAAGATGAAAGAGTTCCAGGACGAAGAGTTCTGTATTGTCGGTGTCCGAGAAGGCAAACCTTACGTCACTGACAAGGGAACCTTTCAGGTACCGGTCTGGGTGTGCTGTCTCAAAGATGATGCCAGCAAAACATTCACCGTGACTGCTGCAGGCACCATGCAGGAAAAGCATGACCAGTGGGTAAACCAGGATGACCACCTGTACAAATTTCTCACTGTGAAATTCCACTACTACAGCAGTGATGGCATTCCTCAACTACCAATAGCTCTGCGCTTCCAAGAACTCGTTTGATTCACACGCGCCGTCCCGGCGCTCAGTGATTTTTCTAACACCACCAAAAGGATTTAACTCATGGCATTTGAAGTCAGCTTGTCGCAAGCCAAGCAAATGGTTACCGACTGTCTGTTCGCAAAACTCGTTCCCATGGTTACCGGATCACCCGGCATGGGCAAATCAGCCATCTTTCACCAGATCGCTAAAGAACTGAACCTAAAAACCATCGACGTTCGCCTGGCACAGTGCGATCCAACTGACCTTTTGGGCTTTCCCAGTGTTGATGAGGCAACCGGCAAAGCCTTTTACCGCCCAATGGACATATTCCCATTGGAAGGCGATCCCATTCCAGAAGGCTACGACGGCTGGCTAATTATCATGGATGAGATGAACAGTGCCGATAAGGACGTTCAGAAGGCCTGCTACAAAACCATCTATGACCAGATGGTGGGCAACACACCGTTGCACCCCAACTGTGTCATTGGTGCAGCCGGCAACCTGGATACCGATAACGCTATCGTTGAGGAATTGTCCACAGCGTTGCAGTCACGCATGATCCACATTCAAACCACCGTGAATCTCCAAGAGTGGTTGGATTGGTCATCAGAAGCCGGTATTGATTACCGCGTGCGGTCTTACCTGAAGTTTGAGCCAAAGAACCTGTTCAACTTCAATCCAGATCACGATGACAAAACGTTCGCGTGCCCACGGACCTGGGAATTTGTTTCACGGCTGATCCAGCGTAAAGACAAACTCACCTTTACGGATCGTGCATTGCTGGGCGGTACTGTAGGTGAAGGCGTAGGCCGAGTATTCGCAGGCTTCTGCGATATGATCGACCGGCTTCCCACCATCGACCAGATCACTCGAGATCCAGAAGGCATCACTGTGCCTACAGAACCTTCTGTGCAATGGGCCACAGCCGGCATGGTGGGTGCTTACGCCAGCAAGGACAACATCAGCAACTTGATGAAGTTCGTCCTACGACTGCCAAAAGAGTTCCAAGTGTTCTCATTGCGTGACGCCGTTTGCCGGGACGAGAGTCTGAAAGAAACTCAGGCCCTGCAAGAATGGATCATGCACAACGCCGCTGAGCTGTTCTAAATGAACAGCTTTAGCTGCTAACAGGAGAAACCAATGGCCACGCTGGTTGAATACGCTGCCATTTTCAGTAAAGCCACACACATGGCCGTTGGACAGGTACGCAAGTACACCGGCGAGCCATACCACACTCACCCCGTCGAAGTTGCCAAGATGGTGGATCGAGTGGGCGGAAATAAATACATGATTGCTGCCGCTCTGCTACATGACGTGGTAGAAGACACGCACCTAACCCTTCATCAAATCCGTGAAACGTTTGGACCACTGGTAGCGCAATACGTTTACTGGCTCTCCGACCTTCAAACCCCGGAAGACGGTAACCGTGCCACCCGTAAGCAACGCGAACGGGAAAAGCTGGCCAAAGCACCGCCCGAGGCCCAAACCATTAAATTGGCCGATCTTATTCACAACAGCCAATCCATCTTCCAACACGACCCAGACTTTGCACGCGTCTATCTCAAAGAGAAGCGAGCCATTCTGAAAGTGATGACTAAGGGCAACGAACAGTTGTACCTCAAGGCCTGGGAGATCGTAAACCAACAGGAGTAAGTATGTCCGTTCACCAGAAGGCTTTGGACAAAGCCAAAATCCAACTCATGATGACGCCGGACTCAGCCTTCTTTACCACGGTCTGCTTCTCCATGAAGCACATCTGGGATGAGTCCATCCCAACCGCCTGTACCAACGGCACCGAAATCCGGTATTTACCAGAATTCTTCATGGCTCAGAGCCCTGCAGAGCAACTGTTTCTGATCCTGCATGAAACTCTGCACGTTGCTTTGCAACACGTTACCCGTCGTGGTGACCGTGACCCGCAGAAATGGAACATCGCCGCCGATTACGTCATCAACTATATCCTGGTCAAAGCTGGCTTCAAGATGCCTCAAGGCGGTCTGTACGACAAAAAGTACGCTGGGATGAACACGGACAACGTGTACGATCTGTTGCCCGATGAAGAGTCAGGCGGTCTGCCAATGCTTCCAATGGACGACATTCGGGAAGCAGGTGACGATGCTACGCAACAGGAAACGGCCGAGAAAATCGACGACATTCTGGTGCAGGCTTCTCTGCACTCCAAAATGGCCGGCGATAAAGCAGGCAGCATTCCCGGGGAAATCGACTTCTACATTCAGAAACTGATCGCTCCCAAACTGCCTTGGGATCGAATCCTGAAGTCGTTCTTCAGTAAAACCATCAAGCAAGGCTACACACTCCGGCGCCCCAATCGTCGGTTCTGGCCAGATCACTATCTGCCGTCACGCAATTCCAAGGCTTTGTGCCACATTGCGGTGGCCATTGATACGTCTGGATCGGTGTCCGATGACGAGTTCGCGCGTTTTGCATCAGAAGTCTACTCGATCATGAAGCGGCAAAAACCAACCCAGCTCACTCTGATCCAGTTCGACACCACCATTAAAACCATCAGTGAAATCCGCTCAGCTAAAGACCTGCTCTCCACAGAGTTCCACGGCCGAGGCGGTACCCACATTGAGCCTGTGATGGACTGGGCAGCAAAAAACAAACCCACCGTTCTACTGGTATTCAGTGACGGGCATTTCCGAAACGAGTTCCCCAACCCCAAAGTGCCCATTGTCTGGTTGATCAACGACAACCCTGGCTATCAGGCACGTTATGGGAAGGTCATCAAATACGAGGCGTAACCTATGACACCCTCACTCAAAACCGCCCTGTTCAGGGCGGGCAAGTACACCCTGCACGAAGCGCCTATGACGGACACCTGGAGTTGGTCTGAAGGCCAATGGATCAACTGGATTGATCAGCACGGTAAGTGGATAAACCCCATTGCTACTTCAAACACCGTTCGACTGGCCTTCGGCCATCAATGGGTTCAAGACCCTCACACCGGTAAACACCGACTCAAACTCTCTGCATAAAGGACAATGCCACATGAGCATTACACTGACTGAAGGCCAGCAAGCGGCTTATGTGGCCTTCCAACGCTTTATCACCAACCCGGCGCCAGGCCCATTCGTTATTCAAGGCTTTAGCGGCACTGGTAAATCCACGCTTGTTGAGCACCTGCTTAACAGCCTCAACAGCGTCATGAAAACAGCCAAATTGCTGGACTCAGAACGTTTTGTACAACGCGACGTTGTCATGACAGCGACAACCAACCAGGCTGCTGACACGTTTGCCAAAATCACTGGCCAGGACGTTCGCACTATCCATTCTGCACTGGGCCTGCGAGTTCAAAAAGACTATGCCACTGGCAAAAGCACACTGGTTCCCCGAAGCAATGCTGATCCCATCGAAGACTGTATCGTGTTCATTGACGAAGCCAGTTACATGGACAAAGAACTGCTGCAATTGGTGTTCAAACGATGCATCAACTGCAAGATTGTGTTCATCGGTGACCCGGCTCAGCTACTGAACGTGGGTTCTCGTTATGCACCAGTCTTCCAGGCAGGTTTCCCTACCGCCAAGCTGACAGAAGTGGTTCGCCAGGCAAAAGGCAATCCTATTGTGGATTTGTCTACTGCGTTCCGTGACATGGTCAACACCGGCGAATTCTTCGCGTTCTCACCCGACAACCAGGCTATTCAGCACATGGATCGGAGTACGTTTGAAGACAAGATTATCGCGGAATTCAACGACCCCAACTGGCACCATGCTCAATCCAAAGTGTTGGCGTGGACTAACAAGACCGTCATTGCTTACAACAAAGCCATCCGAGCCAATATCAAGGGTGAGCCAGAGTTAAAAGAAGGCGATTTTGCAGTGTGCAATCATTTTGTGCAGAACGGTAGCCAGGCACTCAAAACTGACCAGATCGTTCGAGTCACCAAGATTTGCGGCCCTTACACAGTGTTTGGCGTCGACGGCGCTCATTACTCACTGGACGGCCGGCCTGAAGTCTTCATGCCACACAACTGGAACGAAGCCAAAGTACGTCTGAAAGCCGCCCGCCAAAAACAAGAGTGGTCAATTGTCCGAACCATTGAAGACAAGTGGGCCGATTTGCGAGCGGCATTCTCATGCACCATCAATAAATCCCAGGGCTCTACTTATGATCGAGTGTTTGTAGACCTGGACGACGTTAAGAAGTGCCACAACAACAACCAACTGGCTCGCATGTTGTACGTTGCTGTAAGCCGCGCCAGAGAAACGGTGTACTTAACAGGAGATTTGGTATGACCGAGGAATTGGTCTATGACCCCAAAAGCAAACAGTTGATCAAGGATGCGATCTACGGTCATTTGTACATGCCGGTAAAACGTAACTTTCAAAAACGGTTAGATACGCTGATCCAAAAGAATTCTGAGCTGCACCGCAATAAGCAGCGTCGGTTAATGTACAAGACCGAAATCTATGAAATGGACGAAGCAGGCCCATTTAACCGTCCTATCAATCAAGTTCATGCAGACCTCAAGCCGCTCATGCAAGAATACATTGAAGACTTGCAGAAGCTGAACAACCAGGAGTTGCCCTACGTGCTGGGTTTCATTAACCAGGTGCTGAACAGCTCCAACTCCATTCAAGATTATTTTAAAGTGTTCCCGGAATCCTTACATGGCCCGATCCAGAAATTGATTGATCAGTGTGGATGCCGTACCGAGCACTTACAGCCTGAAACTGTAGAGCGCCTGCAAAACCGTAACAAAATCCCCATTGACCTGATGAAACAACGCATGGTTATGAATCTACTGCTCTAGGAGCCAATATGCGCCACATAGTCTATCAACAGTCGGACACCTACCCGATTGCACTGCTTATCAAAAACACTGCATTCAGTGCCGACGAGATCCGCAAAGCCTATGTGGAGCCGTTGGCCAAACGCGGTGTTGATGAAGAAGACCTGCTGGTTATGGACCTGTATTACAACGCGTCCAACAAAGCACCTACCAGCGTCGTTAAAGAGTATCTGGCCAATCTCATGCCAGAGCTCGCTGCCGTTAATACCAAGCTCATCTACTGTGCTGATGCTGCCTACTTTCGTGAACTCACGAAAAACAAAGGCAAAGCTGAAGCTCACTTGGGCTATGTACTGCCCTGCGCCATGGAAGGCTACGAACACATGGAAGTGATTCTGGGTGTCAATCACAAATCACTGATGTACAACCCCAACAACGAGCCCAAGCTGCGTATGTCCCTGGACACACTCGGCAACAAAGCCGTGGGTAACTACGAAGCCCCGGGCAAAAACATCATCCATTCAGAAAATTATCCAACCGGTGCCTGGGCTATTCAGGATGCCTTAAACGATCTGCACCAGTACGACACGCTGGCCTGTGACATTGAGACTTTCTCACTGGATTTCGACAAAGCTGGTGTTGGCACCGTTACTTTCTGCTGGTCCCAGCACGAAGGCATTGCCTTTCCTGTGGACTACGTGGAGATGGATGAGCCAGTAGACAATCTTTACGGCAAGCAGATCGACAACCAGCAAGTGAAAGTTATGCTGCGTGAGTTCTTTGAAACGTACACCGGCACCATCATCTGGCAAAACTGTCCGTTCGATACCAAGGTGTTTATCTACAACCTGTGGATGGACGACCTGCTGGATACCAAAGGGTTGCTCACTGGCTTGGACATTCTGCACAGGCGGATCCACGACACCAAGATCATTGCCTATCTGTCTCTGAACAGTTGCGCTGGTAACAAGCTCAGCCTAAAAGACCTGGCCCACGAGTTTGCTGGCAACTACGCACAGGAAGACATTAAAGACATTCGCAAGATCCCACTGGCTCAGTTGCTCAAGTACAACCTGATCGACGGTCTGTGTACCTGGTTTGTGTTCAACAAATACTACCCAATCATGGTGGCTGAACAGCAGGAACCTCTGTATCACGATCTGATGATGCCAAGCCAAAAAGTCATTACCCAGATCGAGCTCACCGGTATGCCCATGAGTCCCACTCGTGTGCAAAAAGCCCGGGCAAAGCTGGAACAGATCCTGGAAGAGCACAAAAATGTGTTGTTTTCCAAACGCATCATTCGAAAACTCGAAAACCAATTGACTCACGAAGCTTGGCATAAGGATTACACCGACCGTCGTGACAAAGCCAAAAACCCAGACAAGATCTTTCCTAAAGACAAAGCCAAGTTCCCGCAGACTCAGTTCAACCCGAACTCGGGTCCGCAAAATCAAAAGCTTTTGTACGATCTGATGGACTTGCCAGTGCTTGATCTCACCGATTCCAAGCAGCCGGCAACGGGTGGCGACACGTTGGACAAACTGGTTTTCCACACGGACGATCAGGACTACAAAGACATTCTCAATGCGCTTGTAGGCTACGGAAAAGCTGCCAAGATTCTTTCGTCATTCATTCCTGCGTTCGAAAAAGCCATTGATAAAGAAGATGGCGTGGTGTATCTGCATGGCTCATTCAATCTGGGCGGTACCAAGTCCGGTCGACTGAGCAGCTCCGATCCCAACCTGCAGAACATTCCAGCCGGTTCGGTCTATGGCAAGCTGATCAAAGAATGCTTTGTACCACCAGATGGTTTCCTGTTTGCAGGTGCTGACTTCAACTCGCTGGAAGATTACATCAGTGCCCTGACCACCAAAGACCCAAACAAGCTGAAGGTCTACCAAGGACATGAGGTGTTCGAAGTAACTATAAATAACTCCACACATCATATCCGAGAGGATGCTACGGTTGTTTATCAAGGTAAACACTATACAGGGAAAGAGTTTTATGAAACCTATAGCGTATTATGAAAACCGTTACTTGATTGGGGAAGATGGAAGTATTTTAAATCTGGCCAACAATACCAGACTAACTCCCTCAGAAAATCCAAATGGGTATTTAAAAGTCTCGCTGGCTAATGGTGACGGAACGTCTACACAACAAAGTATTCATCGCCTTGTCGCTTTGCACTACGTACCTAACCCTTACGGTTATACTCAAGTTAACCATAAAAACGGTAATAAAAAACACAACCAAGACACAAATCTTGAATGGTGTGACCCGTCATACAACATAAACCACGCCTTTAAAACAGGGGTACGTAAGGGGTATATGTCTGCCGATGATAAAGAACATCACTTACACCAAGTTCTAAATGGTGCTCAAGTTAATGACATCGCCGTACAAATCAGTAGACGGCCTGAAACACTACATAAGATGTTAAGGGAGACATCAAAAAGATTAGGTATACACGATCAATGGCAGGCCGTAATGAAGGAGAACCGTAAAAATGCAGCCATTCGGAACCTTACAAAAGTCAACTCTTGAAATACCTGACGGAGCTGATTTCAGTATTAAACACGTAGGAAGTACCGGAGGTTACGATGGTCACAGTCTGCGTGCGTTCACCTATTGGCCTGAAAAATTCCCCTGGGACGAGCTCACACCTGAGCGAAGCCATGAGGTGAAGAAGGATAAAGGCGATTTGGGCAAAGCCCGTAGCGATTCTAAAGGACCGACGTTTGCACTGACCTATCAGGGCACCTGGCACACGTTGGTTAAAAACCTGGGCTTCGCTAAAGCAGACGCACTGCGGATTGAAGAAAACTACCACGAGCTCTACAAAGTCTCAGACGAGTGGGTGCGCCAACAGTTAGAAGAAGCTTCTCGTGTTGGTCACGTTAGCATTGCGTTTGGTCTGCGGTTGAGAACACCGCTATTGGCCAAAACGTACCGCAACAAGTCCAGCACACCGTATGAAGCTGAAGCCGAGGGTCGTACCGCTGGTAACGCACTGGGCCAGTCCTATGGCTTGCTAACCAACCGCTCTATAAACGAGTTCATGCAGAAAGTCTGGCAATCACGGTTCCGCTACGACATTAAACCAGTGGCCATGATCCACGACGCCAATTACCTGCTCATCAAAGACGACATTGAAGTAGTCGAGTGGGTAAACCGGGAGCTGATCAAATCCATGGAATGGCAAGATCTGCCGGAGCTGCATCACCCCACGGTGAAGCTGGGCGCTGCATTGGACATTTTCTATCCATCTTGGGCCGAGGAATGTACTCTGCCCAACTACGCTGACCAGGAGGAAATCCGTGCTACTTGCGCGGACTTTCAAGCTGAGCTGGCCGAGAAGCAAAAGGACGCTGCATGAACAATGATCTCACCAATCCCGGCACTCCGTTGAAGGAATAGCTATGCCAATCACCCCACTGCACTTCGCAGCCCTGGCGCCGGTGAATTACCTGTTCCCAGGTAAGGTCAATCTGGTGTCATTCACCCTGATTAACCTCTGGATGGATGGTAACGCCATTCTGTACTTTGCCTTTGGGCTTGATCGTCCGGAGCTTCACGCACCCACCACACACAGCCTGCTGGCTGCTTTGGTGTTGGCCAACATTGTAGCTGTGTGTGGGTTTCGGTCACGCAAGTGGGTGATTGGCGCGTTCTACGGCGGGATAACCCATGTGGTGCTGGATATGCTGGTACACGCAGAGATGCAGCCACTGTATCCGATCCACTGGAACCCATTTTACGTGGGATTCATGGAGCCCCTGTCACTGGTCTTACTGCCCTTCATGGTCTGGTTTATCTTTCAGACCGTGTCATATAGCCGCGACTGGTTCCAAAAACACTGGGCGGCTCAGTCGTCCGAGCACGGTCAGCCATAGCTTTCAGACGATTGACAAGCCGTTTCTGAGTGTCGTTATCTATTGCGATTGCGGCACCCAGGGCATTGGCATTCAAGTCGTGCCGGGTATCATTCCGGTGGTCCTCAGAGTTGAGGAAATCCAGAGCCCCCATACCTTCCCATAGGTAGCCTGCACCTTTTGCAGCGGTACTACCGAACCAACCACCGCCCAGTTCCTTGGCCAGCATCCCTGTGCCGAGTGCGTGTCTGAACGCATTTTTGGTACTGGCGTCCCGGGCACTGTCCGGGTATTCCCTTTCTGCGATCGCATCAGCCCGTCTTCCTGTTGAGGTGATTGCTTCCAATTTACGAGACATAGACTCAGGCAAATTCTTGATTGAGTCGAAAAAGTCGTCGGCCATAAGACCTCCCGTTGCAATTTTCTCCGATTGTACCGGGCAGGCAGGCCCTTTTCTTATTAAAGGTGAACCATGCGTGCTTTGCTAATTGATAAAACCGGCGTTCGTGAAGTCGTGGTCGGTACCCAGTGGGAAAAGATGCAAGCGTTGCTTGAAAATCGCCAACCGGACAAAGACAACGACCACCATCTGAAGTCTTACTACTACTACATGGGTTGTTCGACCATCACCGCAGCCGGTGAACTGGACGCCCATCACGTTTGCTACGCCGATGATGAGGCCCTGCTCAAACTCCAGGACGGTGACCAAGTCACCCGAGTGGATTGGTACCCACAGGAGCTTGTTGGCAAATTGCTGATCACAGGCTTTGACGCCAACTCAGGTGATACCCGCCCAGCCACACTGTCTATACCCGAAGTAGAAAGAAGGATCATCCAGACCGGGGAGCTTCGTCATGTATGAGGAAGTTCTAGCCGGCGCCGGAGTGATTCTACTTTTCTTCATAGGCCTGGGCGTTTGCCACTGGCTCGCTGAACCAGAGGACGACTGAAACCATGATTAACCCACACAAACCCAAGTACCATTCACTGTACTGGTCCATGGTCGAAGCCGCGGCTGACCAAACTGTAGCAACCCGGCACCAAGTAGGGGCTATTGTCGTTACACCCACTGGTATGATCAGTGTCGGCTGGAACGGGATGCCGGCCGGTATGGATAACAACTGTGAAAGCACCATGGTACCTGTGTACAAATTTGGTGACATTACACCCTCAAGTTTTCGTCCCAAAACCAACCCAGAAGTCATCCACGCTGAGCGTAACGCCATCGACAAGATGACCCGTCAAGGTGTACCTACACAAGGCTCCATCCTGTTCGTGTCTCGTGCGCCGTGCTTTGAATGTTCCAAGGCGTTACACGGTTTGGACCTCAACGCGATTTATTATCGTGAACGGCACGACGATATGCGCGGTGTCAAAATGCTTCAGGAAATGGGCATTGTTGTTCAGCAGCACTTCACTGTCGAAAAGATTCAGGAACTGAATCAGTATTACAAGCGAGGTGCAGTCGACTAAGCAGGCCTCCGGCCTGTCTGTGGTCTTTTAAACATTCAGGAGGTCACATGGTTTTTGATACCACCGTGGCCGGTATCCCATGCCAATGCCTGGTCACCAGCTATCATCCGGCTGTGCCCATGCGAATCACTGGCAGCGGCTTTGGCGATGCCGAGCCACCAGAAGCGGAAGAATTTGAATTCCGCATTATGGATCGCAAAGGTTATCCAGCGCCCTGGCTGGAAAGGAAACTCGACAAGGAAGACAACGAACGTTTATTAAGAGAGTTTCACGCGTTATGACATTGCTCGAAATGTTGACCCAAATAAGGACAATAATTCGTTCTGCTTGTTTCACAGATATTGTTGAACAAACCGGCGTATCAGAATCAACGGTTTCACAGTGGCGTAATGAGCCTCCTGCATTACCCTCACTCAGTGTATTTTGTAAGTTGGCACGTTATTGTGGTTTAAACCCATCCATTAAACAGTTGGAGCAGTTATTTTGAATTTACTTTCTCCGTTAATTAAAACCACGCAACTCGTTGGTAAAACGTTTCAACTTGTAGAAGACTTCCTGGATTACAGAGAAGCAGCAAATAACCCGTCATATAAAGACGGAAACCAACCCAGTGAGTTTGTCATTGAGCTAGCCCAACGCCTGGAAGAACTCTTTGAAGAAGTTCCAACAGGAGAATCCCTCACCATAACGCTCATGAAAGAATACGATTCTGATGATGAGCCTGATCCGGATGAAGTAAGGCTTCATTAGTAATAGCTGATATAAATTGTAATCTGTCTATTTAATAGCAGCTTACTATCATGTATTATCTCTTCCTTACATAAATAGCGGAGAAGTGATACATGGCAATATCCATTCCTGAAAAACACGACGCGTATAACCCAAATGATATTCGAGCAGGTGAAGCTGAAATTAAATCACAGACGGTTCGCGGCCAAGTTCAATGGGAATTACCTGGTGGAGTTGTTACTACATCAAAACAGTATGCACAAGGATATGCTGAACGCTTAAATAAACTCATTCAAGTAAACAAAAAACGATTCAATCGTTCACTTCTCTGGTCATAAATCCCCGCAATAAATAACGGCGCCCCTTACAATGAGCCAACTAACTTTTGTGGGGGGCTCCGCCATGTCATTTGATAAACCAGGATTCCTAGATCTGTTCGGTGCTTTCATTGTCAGCATCGTTTCAGGCTTTATCTCAATATCTCGACGGGTCGTTAACGGCCACGATTGGTCACTCATGTGGGTGATAAGCGAGTTCTTGACTGCCATTCTGTGCGGTTATCTCATGTTCACCGCCTACCCCCAAATATCGGACAGCTTGCCCAAGTGGTTCACGCTACCGATTGCCGTCGCTTTCTCAGCGCATGTGGGTGGCAAAGTCTTCCAAGAGGTAGAAAATGAATTGGTTAAACGTTATACCTCAATCTTTCATTCCAAAGACTGAGATGGCACCGTTCGCTATCGTGGCTGGACGCGCGGAACAAGACTGGCGCCAAGGCCTGTCAATCGACGAGAATCCCTATCCCCCAGGAACCGTCGACCACAAAATCTACCACGATACCTTTGATCTGTTGATCATCGAAGAAACCAAACGGGAACTGTCTGCCCCGTAAGCAGACAGCATCGGAAAGAGCGCGGGCGTGAAAAACCGAACTCGGTCAGTGCAAGGGTAGGCACCCCTTCTCCAGCGTAATCCCGGATACGTGCATGTACGGCGGAAGGTCCGCTCTTTTTCCGATGGGGATACCCATCATTCAACTCACCCGTTCTGTAGGAGGGGCGGGATTGTTGTCTCAAGATCGGCCGGCTTCGGCCACATCAGCACTGGATCTATTCCGCTGCTGGGAGAAAGTCAGGATACTGCCCTGGCGCCGGTCACCTAAGTATTCAATCTATTGATGAGGGTTCTGGGATCTATAAGCGATAGTGAATTGGTCTCCATACCTCAAGGGGAACCAATCTTAAGTAAGAGGTTTCCTCCCAGAGCCTTCTTCAATAGATTGATCCAACCACACACCCGCTTCGGCGGGTTTTCTGTTTTATAAGGAGCTCACATGGAATTCGCTAAGTACCCAAGTCTTGAAAACGCTTACCGCGAGAAGTACGTCAACGCCTGCCGAAACCTGGGTATCCGTGAGTGGGTAGCCACTGAGAAACTGGATGGCTCCAACTTCATGATGGCCAGTGACGGTCACGACCTCATGGTGGCCAGTCGCAATCAGGTTATTCCCCTAAGCCCGGAAGGTATTTATGAATTCCAGGGATGTACTCTTGTCGTCAACAGATATGCCTCTGACGTGATCCAGCTTGCCAAGCATATTGGTGCCACTGTTTATGTTTACGGGGAACTTTACGGTCAAGGTATTCAGCGTCGTATCAACTACGGTGACAAAGACTTTGCAGCCTTCGACATTATGACGGAGGACGGTACCTTCTTACCGTGGGATGAAATGGCAACACTGTGTGCTGCGTTTGAGCTGCCTATCGTTCCCGAACTGCGTCGTGGTTCGATTGAAAACCTACTGACTATGTCACCTGAGTTCAACAGCTACTTGAGTTCAGATCGCGCAGAAGGCTTCACGATCAAACCAGTCAGCTCTCAAGCTCGACTACCCACCGGAAGTCGTCCGGTCATCAAGTCCAAGAGCCAGGCCTTTAGTGAGATCAAGCCTAAGAGATCCAAGCAACCCACGACACTAGGTGCTGTTGAAGCGCAAGCCTTGGAGGACTTCACCGGCTACCTCACGGAGAACCGCCTGCATAACGTCCTGAGCAAAGAGACTGCTATCAAGCAGTCTGACTTCGGGCGAATCACCGGACTGCTGATCCAGGATGCCCTGACAGAGTTCACACGTGACGCCTACCTTATTGACAAGGACACCTGGAAAGTCATCAAGAAACCTGTTGGCGCTGAGGCCAGTAAGGTCATCCGGGCGCAGTGGTTGAACATCCTTGACTCTTTTACCAATGAGGTACCTGCATGAGTAACCCAAACGATGTATTCACCGTGGCTCTAAGCCGCAGCCAGATCAATGAAATTCTGGCCCACACCAATGTGGTCAATCCACCGCCTGGACTCCAGGAAGGTCGCAATGTTTTGCGACGTGCCGTTCGTGAGCCGACCGCGGTCAATGACCCAGAACCCGTCAAGCAGAGGGCTTAATGGGCCGAGAAGAGAAGCTGAAGAAACAGCAAGCCACCAACGTCCGTGAACAGATCCTACGCCAGTTCAGCGTCAGCAGTGTTGCCGGATTGTTGAGCAACGAACCCACCGACCAGGGGGCCAGCAATGCCTAAGTCACGCGCTATCAGGGCAGATACAATCAACCGTCACCTGAAGGCCTACAAAGACTTGAGAGAGCAGCTCAGTGTTGACCCAAAAATCAACAACAAGGCTTTTACCCAAAAGCATCGGGTGTCTGCAGGCTTTATTGGAGAGCTTTGCCGTGAGGAGTATTTATCCCACATCGGCGTTTCCGCTTACTCACCCACCAACAAGATACTCACCGCTGACGGTCTGAGGGACTTGTTGCGAAAGCGGGAAGGTAAACGCCATCTCGATCCGAACCGGACGTCAAATGACCCGGGGCCGTCTGAAGATCCGAAAGCGATCGCTGAACAGATTCGCCCCAGTGCCTTTGTACCCTTGGCTGATTACGAGGCTTTGGAGCGCCGTGTATCCGCACTGGAACAACTGATCATTCGTAAAGGAGTGGCATGACACTGGGTCTGGACGCCGATCCCATTCGCATCAAGTAACCAATAAACGGTAGCCGGGGGAAAACCTCGACTTCCATCAGGAGAATGCTATGACTGTTTCATCCGACGAGTTCGATAACGATTTCCGGGGACCACTGTACGAGCTTCGTGACAAGCTCTATGACGACATTCCTTCTGATCAGCAGGTAGAGGACTTCCGGACCGGTCTGAATAATCTCATTGGCCTGGCAGACGATTACCGTGTTGAGCTTCTGGATCAAGAAGACAAGGCCGAGAAATATTTCAACGCCCGCCCCGCGCCCGCTGATCAGGGCGACACATGCACATGGGAGCTGGACCACGGCGATTCCGCTTGGGCGGGAAAGTGCGGTATCTACTGGTCTTTTATTGATGATGGGCCACAGGAAAACGGGGTTAAGTTTTGCCCAAAATGCGGCAAGTCGTGCGTTTTTGTTGAGACGAACCAGGAGCAAGATCAATGAATAAACTTTACGCAGAACGCGACATTATTGAGCAAGGCGACTACTACTCTCGTCATACGTCAGCCATGACAGGTGAAGACCTTCACAGTAAATCAGACATTGCTGCTGAACTGGCTCACCGGGATATTGAAATTGATAAGCTAAAGGCGAGAGTGGCTGCACAGCAGTCGGCTCTTAACTCAATATGCACGTGCTCATGGGGGGCGGCGGAGTTTTTTGACGTAGGGAAGGCCGCAAGTTGGATGCAGAAAATTGCTTATGATGCACTTGACGAAGTTCCGTCAACCGAAGCCTTCATTCTGCGGAAGCAGGGAGCTGCAGTAGAATCTGAAATTGTAAATTTGTGTAGTGAGCTTAGAAAATCAGGATATAGCGGTATCAGTGTAAAAGAACTTTTGCACGAATCCATAAGCAGATCTTCAAGAATTATAAACGAAGCTAAAAAGTTTGATGACCAATGAGCAAACGAGCTTGGTATCGCTGCAACGAACGTAAAGCCAAATCCTTAATAGAGCAGGGAATAAAAGTACGGCTTGAAAATGGGGTTTGGTATTACAAACGAAGAGTAGTTCAACGAAATTGATACAAGGCAACTCATTTGGCCTTAACAAGTGAGCACTGATTAGGATTCTGAGTTGTGCGTGAGGGTTAATCGCCAACGAGAGTCGGCATAGGCTGATTACCTAGCTGAACCACAACAGGTACATTAGCAGGGTTCAATTCCCGCCAGAGTCCTATTCAGTGTGGTGAGGGTGCTATTAAGCACATATTGATACCTCGTATCAGAGGGTTAAATTTCGCAAACACACTCAACTGATGTTTTAAAGGTGCAACCTTTCGGGCGATGTCACCATAAACACTGGCTGGAATGCTAGTCACCACACTCCTAATTTTATAAAGGAACAAACCATGAGTTATGTATTCCCAAGCGATCAAGACCGTGCTGACGACGATCAGCTTAATGAAGCATGTGAACGTATTGAAGAGTTAATGGATCAACTGGTCAGCCGCCAGGGGGTTGAGGGTGAGCCGGTGGCGGTAGTTGATCGAGTCGGAATCATGCAGCGGCTTTCCCCATACACCAATCTGCCAGAAGGCACAAAGCTTTACACCCACCCTGCCAGCCGCCAGGCGCTTGAGGGTAAGCCGTTTACGTGGGTTTTCACGGATGTTAACGGTGAGGCCAAGGAAATTGCAGGCGACCCAGTACATAGAAGCCCGCAAGACTTGAGGATATACACGGCGCTCTACACCCACCCTGCAAGCGCCGATAAGCAGGCTGTGAGTGTGCCGGATGGCCGATCAAATGAGTGGCTGAAAACCCTTGACCGCTGGATTGACTTGATGGATCGCTTGGAGGGGGAGCCAATAAACACTTCAGTGCAGCGAGAAATTTATCGAGTTAAAACAGAGGTAATGCGTTACCGCAAACATAAAGTAGCGCCAAAGCAGGAGCAAGACCAATGAATAAAGACGTTATTAACCCTGCCTATGTGCAGATCAGCAAAAAACAAGCTGCGTCTATTCTCGGCTTCAGCGAACGGGAACTAGATAACCGCCGCAAGAATGACAAACGCTGTCCCAAAGGCTTCAAGGAATACGACACTCGCTCATCGCCGGTGCGTTTCCGTCTGTCCGACATTTACACGTACAGTGAAGCCATTATGAACGACGCCATGGAAGCGACAGGCTAGGATTTCTCCAGCTTGTCCAGGTAGTCCGCATACCATTGCATCATCTTTTTCCGCTGCTCCAGGTAGACAGCCTTGTTGTATACCCCGGCCACACCCTGCACTTTATGCGCCAACTGAGCCTCGATCACATGGTGGTCCCAGCCATGTTCGTGCAGCAACGTAGAGGCCGTGTGCCGGCAACCATGGCCCACCAGCTTGTCTCTGTATCCCACAGACTGCAGGGCCTTATTGATGGCCACTTCGCTGATCACAGCGTTCTGCCCGCTGCCGGGGAAAACATACTGGTTCAAGCCAGTACGCTCATGGAGCTTGCGGAGTTCTTCAACCGTTTGCTGAGCCAGAGGAACAACATGGGCTACCCGTGTTTTCATCTTTGGCGCCGGTATCGTCCACACTCCATTGTCCAAATCCATCTCCGACCATTCGGCCCTACGGGCCGAGCCTGGCCGGGATGCCGTTCTTAACACCAACCGAACCAGTGTCAGAGTGATGATGGTTCCTCTTGAACGCCGCAGGGCCTTCAGGAAAGCCGGTAGCTCGTCTTCCAATAGATGAGGGTACTGTTTTTCTTTAATGCCTTCCTGAGCGATCTGACGCAGTTCACTGGCTGGATTCAATTCCAACAGGCCTTGGCCAATGGCCAGTGAGAATATCTGTGTCAGCCATCGCCGTATCTTGGCCGCAATTACATACGAGCCACGCGCCTCAAGGTTCGCCTGGATCTTGGCACAGTCGGCCCGGGTGATCTGTTTCAGTCCCAGGTCACCAAGCACTGGGTAAATGTCTTTTTCCAAGTAGCCTTTGTACTGCTTCAGGCTCCCGTGTGACCGGCCGGCCACAACTTTGCGCCGATACCAGTCATCCCCTACGGTGCGGAACAACACATCGTCACTGGCGGGGTTGTTTGCCGGTTTGGCTATGTCTACCCCATTGGACAAGTCTTTCAGTATCTGGTGTGCCTTCTCTCGCGCTATTTTGCCGGATACTGACGGGAAGCCACCCAGGCCTTTCCAGGCCCAAGAACCGTTGGGTCGTTTGTATCGCAGCATCCATGACTTGGTGCCGTTGGGCTTCACGCGGAAATACAGGTTAGGGCTGTCTTTCTCCTGATACTCCTTAGCGTCAGGCTCAAGGTTCGTCAGAACGCTGTCTGCGAGCGGCCTGCGCTTGATTTGAGATCGTTTCATGTCTACCTCCCGTGTCTACCGCGCCAATGATACAAGCAGGTAGACAAGGAATGCACGTATAACCTTTCCAATGATTGCGGAAGACTGCTAAAGAAATTCTCAGAAACTCAGTGTTTATGCGGCTCTGTGGGAAAGATTGCGGAAGATTACAAATCGAAATGGTGCCCGGGGCCGGATCTAAACTCCCTGTAACCGTGCGGTCTGTAGCGGGTATCACGCCCAGGTAGACAAGCAGGTATACAAGAAAACCGATGCTGCTACGGCGTTTGTACACACAAAAAAGCCCACTCAGTGGTGGGCTTTTCTAATTTAAGTGGGGGTGCTCCCGAGGTCAACCAGGGCCGGAAGGATCACTTCCAGCTATCACCATCTCTGTTGCTGCATCGACACCGTCCTCAATAGGAACGCCCCGGTTCAACAGTATCTGCGTTTGACGGTCAATCATAGCCATATCCTCGGCATTGGCAATCGCTTTGATATTCTCCCATGTCTTCGCACAACACCAGAGTTTCAGTGTGGTAC